ATCAACTTCCGGCGTATAGATATAGAGAGAAACTGCAATATCTGTTACACCACTATCATCTTTTAGTTTATCAAAGATGTATTGATTGGTATGCATACGCTTAGCCATTTTAGTTAGGACATCATCAGGTACACCATGTATGCTATCGTACCCGCCTGTACATAGTACAATTTCTGTATCACAACCTAATGCTTTAGCCATTAACAAATATTTTTCTATCTCCCACCATTGGGTAAAGGTATTCGCAACATAAGCATCACCTTTCCACCGTAAGTGGTAAGCTGTATCCCCTAGACATTTCGTATGAGCATATTGTAAAAGACTAGCATCAAAACGATAGTCTACAAGATTAGCGGGGTTGTCAAAGAAATGGTCAGCTTCAAAAATATTTGAGTTATTATTACTCATAAAGTTTTGCTGTACTGCATAAGTAGATTTCCCTGAACCGGGTAAGCCCCGGATAATAAACAATTTATTTGACATAATTAAACACCTGTTGAATAGAGGATACCAGAGCGGCCAAAATACTGAATTGAATTAGGTTGAATATTCTGTACATGAAGTTTCCCTTTACGGTCTTCAAATACACCTACATTTCTCTTCGAGTTCCTTGCGCGTCCAAGAGCAACATTAATTGCATCATGAAATTCACTACGACTAGCCTGTTTAGGTCTAGCTATTAGAATAGAATTAATCATATCATTCTCCTTGTATTTATCAATGTAAATAACATTAGTGATTAAGGCTTTTTTCGGCTTCGCCATTCTCTTCGTCCTTCAATAAAACAATTTCACCATCTACAATCTTAAAACTTACAACGTTTCCGGGGTCTCCAGAAAATCTCATATAGTCCGCACCCCCATCAGCCATATAACTATCTAAAGTTTGGTAGTCATGCCGATAAGCGCTGTAAAGAATCTGACCTGTCTTTGGGTTTAAAATCCCGTTCCACGTATTTTCTGCCGCAGATATACCATCAGTTATTACCCAATTAGATTTCTCTGTGAATGGGTCATATTTATATACCAAAGCAAAGTAATTAGAACCCTCTGGGTGCGCCTTTTCAGTATAGAAAAGAGAGCAAGGCATATTCACCCACCCGCCACCAACTGCTTTTACTGTAAATTCACCTATATATTTAGCTTTATATTGTTCTTCCACAATAGCAAAATTAAGAGCCTCAGAATTTTTATCCCAATGAACTAACTTATAATCAGCATTAGCTATTGGTTTTTCATTGAGTAAAATTTTATCCATCTTCATTTTCCCCGTTTTCTTTAGCATGTAAAATTTCTCTGTACAGGCAAGCCGCTGCTCTTAATATCGCCTCATCATATTCACTGATATCTGGATTTTTAAGATATTTAGTGTTCTCAATAGCTTCATCCAACTCTTCTAAGAAAGTCATCACTATACCCCCCACCAAACATTGTGCTCTACAAAATCGCCATGATAATACTCATAATAAAGTGGGTACTTATCCCGACCTATCTCCACTGAATCTCCGTCCTCATTAAAGTAAAACTCAATAATGAAACCATAATCCTCGAAAGTCTCGCCATTAGAGATAGGACTGTGATTACTAAGAACGTCATCTTCCCACCATGTATCAGCATATCGCTCAGCATCAACTCTATTAATACATTCTAAGTCGAACATATCGCCATCATATTCAAAAGTAAAAAAAGTTTCCATGTCATCTCCTTTAAGTAAGAACTATAAACAATATAAGTATTATTAGTACCCCCAAAACAATAGCATTAGCGTTTTTCACACTAACCTACTTTCTTTACATTACTTGTATACCCTAAAGAAGGTTTAGAGTCAAGAGAAAAAGCATAAGTATTACTAACCGGGATACCTGTACTTGTCTCGTGCCACTGATGACGGTTAAATAAAATGTGACCCCTATCGTCATGGAAAGTAAATTTATTAGATGGGCCACCTGCTACTTTATCCACAATATAGGCAAACCCTTCTGAACGAATAAAGTCATTCGCATTAACCATATTATTGAGCATAGGTTTAAATAGTCGTTCAGCTAAGAGATATGTATCGCTAGGTCCTTCCATATAACTATTACTGTACCCCCAATAATCACAAAACCCTGCCCCGCCATAAGCTTCCATTGCAGGGAGGTTTTCAAGGTCTTCCATAGATACAAAATTATCCCCGGTCACTTCTCCTTCTTCAGGATAATCAACACACCCATTATGCATAAACCATATATTATGACGTTCACTAATAAGAAAAGGGTGATTATTAGCATGGCTGATTTCTCCTTGTGTAGCCATTCGCATATGAACAATTACATCAATAGGTAACCGTTGAAGGGACGCAAAAGCATTCCAAAAACTGTCAAAGGTCATCCCGGTTTTAATCATTAAACGATTATTAGATGGGCGATGGTAAGCTAAACCCCATCCGTCATTGTTTCTAGACCATACATTCTCGCACCAAGCACGAGAAATTAAGTCAGCATCTTTTTCTTTTTGGAATATTAAGCACATGAAATTTTTCCTTTCTTTTTCTTTCTGTTTACCCATTCGGTGAAACTAAAGTTACTCGTATCTGCCGAATTTTTATTTGTAACTAAGAGCCTTTTACATAGGTTCGCGTAACGTTGTCCGTTATATGTCAGCCAATTTTTAAACTCTTTGTAGGACATAAGTTTTTTAAGAGGTAAATCTACTTTACCTGTCTCAGTATACTTACATACACTATCAACAAACTCTAAATAAGAGAGGCATTCTGATACGTTATGTGTCCCTTTAAATAACCTAAACTCTACAGTATGTCTATTTAAAGTATTGACCGCTGTATATTTCTCCTCTCCATTATCAAATTCATAGAGACGCTTTCGTTTCTTATTTTCAACTATCTTACTTTCTCTACTTAATCGTATTTTTCTTTTATTTAAAGTGATACGTGGTTGTGTCGGGTCAAAGATATCTTCTAACCGAGTAAATGTAGAGCCACTACTAAACTCTTGCCAGCGGCCAGATTCTCGTCCCGACACGTCACGTATGAAGTTAGCGTTACTAGGATTATAAACAAAACCGATTAGTTTACCTATCTGATAATTCGTCAGACTAGAGCGAGATACATGGATATGGACTCCACACGTCTCCTTGGCTACAAAGTAAGGACTAACGATTTCGTAAAACCTTTTAACATTCTCCTTCAACACAGTAAATGTTTGGGGGCAGGACCTAAATTCTACCCCATTATTTAAAGACATATCTGTACCTGAAACAAACCCAATTTCTTTTAACTTAGGTATAACCTCAGACAACATAATGAATGCATCAGTATTCCGGTCTTTACGTTCTAATTCAATTTCAATACCATAATATCTTTCTCCGGGTTTAGCGTATTTTGTTATTTCTAATTCATCTACTTTGTTATGGCGCATATACCCATAGAATTTTTCTGGACTATTACCCCCAAAAGGGATACCGCATTGAGCGCCTCGATTATGCCCCCATTTTTCAATAGGGTCAGAGCTAAGATAATTATTAGATAACCTAACACATGGGTCTGAATGGTCAAACCAAAGAGCTTCAAAACTATCAGGATTAGTTTGCATACGAAAATTACTGCAAGCAAAAGAATAAGAATACAAAGTCTGTTTAGGGTCTTTATAAAGTGTTACAGGTTTATCGCACCAATCCTCAGAACCTTCACAATATTGAAACCCTTTAGATTTAAAATATCCGTGTTGTATTGAACGAATACCGTACACCCCTAAACTGTCATCAAGTAACTCCACTCCGAGTTTATGTTTATTATCTTCAGTGATTTTTAATTTACCAATTTCAATTCGTGGGTCATATGAATAAACATAACTTTCTACACAAGATAACCATGTCAAAGGAATATTATCTCGTTTAAGAATATCTTTATTCACAGATACACGCTGGCCATAATATCTAATTTTCTTACAAAAACCTGTATGGCCTGTCAACCAACATATACCTAATTCAGAGCCTTCCGTTATATGTCCGTCTTGCCCCATTGATTCCCTAAAGTGTTTATCTGCTTCTTTAAACGGGAGAGCTACATTTAAAGCTTTTAACTCTTTATGAGTTTTAAAGAATTTAGGGTCAACCGCAACATTATTTGGTGGCAAATTTAAAATTTCTAAGTAACTATCAGCAAACATATTAGGTAAAGGTTCATAATTTAAGGAACGATACCCTGAAATAATATGTATATTTTTATCAAATGTAGTCATGTCATCTCCAAACAAAGTATTACTTTTTATGGTCTTTTTTATCCCTTTCAAACGTTGCTTAAACTCTATCGCCAATAACTCTATTTTATATTCAACTCTATTCCAAAAAGCCCTATCGGCGGGGTTAGTATCTCTTCTTTCAAAAGAACGGGTAATCCAAGGAAAGTTTGTTTCCATATATAAATGTGTAAAAGAAGTTTTATGCCGGGGGTGGGCAGGATTGTAACTACTAGCTCCACTTGGAGTAGCATACCGAAATCCAAAATCACTTATGCTATCCAGCATTTGTTCATAGCGTCTTTCAAACTCTCTCCATTTAGTAGGGGGCATATAATCCCGCAATTCATCTTTAACTAATTTATTGACTGCATCTCGAAACCCAATATGTAGGTTAAATTGGGCGGCAACTGCATTGGAGTTAGAAAAGCAAGACTTCAAACCATATGGAAAGTGAACCGAAAGAGCTACTTTTTGCGGAACAGTAGTCACTTCTCGAACAAACCCCCGAGAGGTCGGTCTGTAAGCAACACAATAGCTGTCCATGTCGTTTCTTAAATGGAAATGTGTGTGTTCCCGTTCAAAATTATTTCTTGGAATTGTTGTCATAATTTACCTCAAACCTTTATATTCATAATCATTAGTTTTTAAAAGCGAATTAGCTTGTTTAACTAGCTTTTGAATTTCTAAGATATCAGCGTTCTGATACCTTTCAGGAATATCAGCGAGTCTTTTATCAGCCAGCACTAAAAGTTTTTCAGCCAATTCAATGGATTCATTAGGGAGTATTTTCATAATATCTGTCATCTATGCCGCGCCTTTCTTTGCGTATTGTATTAAATCTGCTTTTAGAAGACTAAGAGCAATTTGAATTTCATCAGGGTCAATAACATTACCGTCAATATCCCGGATAACCGAGTTTTGGGGAAGGTTTTCATTAAGAATAAACTCCCAATTACCTTCATAGAATTGCTGAATAGCATATTCGATTTCTGCGCTAGTTAAATACCAATATTCTTCAGCTACTACTTCAAAATTATCAGCTACGTCCTGAATTGATTGAATCCAAGCATCTTGCTCTTCTCCATAATCATCGTCTTCATAACCATAATGGTCATACGTACCCTCATAATAACCCGCGCTATAAGCATTAGCCCGGCTCATATCAACACTATCATCTTTTCCTTTATCAGAAATAAAAGGAATAGCTTTGCCGTTTGAAGTTGAAGGGGAAGTGTAAACTCCATTAGACCAATACCCGCCATTAGTATTAGAATAATCAGTTTTCTTCTTATAGGCATTGTCCACAGTATAAGCGTATGTATTAGAAACCCATACCCCTTTAGTGGTTTTATACCAGCCCCCATAAAATAGAGAGCCTTCATGGTCAAACAAAACGAATCTTGAAGAGTTATCCCCGGCAACACTTTCCATCATAAACTCAAAGTGTTTAGTGCGGATAAATTCGTGGGGGTTTTTAATATGCTCTAGCATAGGAGTTAGCACATCCTTAATAAAGACGCGAGTATCAGATAGTTTCCCCTCTTTTTCCGCACCATCAATAGAAATTGTGCCATTGTGCATAAGATAGATAGGGTTATCTCCCCCCAATACAAGATACGGATGAGCATTATCTTTATTGACTTTTCCGCGAGTAGCATAGCGAAAATGAATGATACACTCAGAATTATATTTCAAGAATCTGTTGTATTTTTGCCAAAAGGTTTCCATAGAAAGACCTTTGGCAACTCTAGCATTACCTTCTCGGTCATGGTACAAGATACCCCAGCCATCAGGGTTTTTTTCTCGCACATTCTCAAGAAACTCTTTTGAAATGTCCGAATCCTTTTCTCGGTGGATAATTAAGCACATGTTACTTGTTACCTTTCTTGTTAGTAATTAAATGCGTAATGCCGTAGGCGATTAAAAGCGGTAATAGAATGAAAACGCTTCCTATAAATATATCGCCTAGAATAGAAAAATATTGTGCGGGTGTTACTGCCATTATCATTGTTAAGCCTCCTTAGTAATGGTAATAGGTTTAGTTTTCTTTTGAAGAATATCTTTCTCATACATTAATTCTAATAGCATAGGAAAGCGTTTTCGTCCAGAAGTTTTTACAAATTCAATAAAGTTTTTATGGTCAATTACATCAAGAGACGTTTGTCTGCATGATACACCGCACCATTGTATAAGAGCTTGAATAAACTCAATGCGCCCGATAACTCTGTGTTTTCGCATAGAAGACCGGAACATTCTAAACTCTATTGTGTGGGTATGTTGAAAGTTAAGAGCTTCATATTTCTCATTACAGTAAAAGTCTTTTTTCTTTTCATCGCCTCCTTGTCCACACCCTTCCGCTAATCGACTAGTTTTTTTGTAAGAGAAATTCCGTTGACAATATGTATTTGGACTGCGCCCGGATATCTTATTAATAAACTCTTTATTTTCTGGGTTATAAATAAATTCTTGTATCAAACCTATTTGCATAAGAGATAATGCTGATTTAGATACATGTATATGTAAACCGCAAGTAGACGCAGAGCTTACACGTCCTCGAATTTCGTTAAGTAGTTTCTCAGTACGTTTTTTAACTAACTCAATACATAAAGGTTTACTCTTAAATTCTACGCCTTCATCTAATGAGCTATCTTCACATGCTCCGAAATGTAACTCATGAGCATCATTGACTAGTTCAGACGTTACACTACTGTCATACGGGTCATCTAGCTCATATTCTAATTCAAGACCGTAGTAAAGTTGTCCTTTAATGGGCCTCCGTTTATTACCAGACTTTTTAGTTTCATACCCCCAATAACTAGCGGGGTCAAAGCTATAATCATCCAAACCGTATTCATCCTCTTCAGGATAGTCATACCAATCACCATTATAAGAATGCTGATAAAAATTATCTATTGCATAATCAAGACAATACCAACCATAATCATTTACATAAACAATATCATAAGGAACAGCTAACTCATCCGTATAATATTCATTGTCATTTTCTATATAAATAAAATCTGGGTAACTCTCATTAACATTTAATATATATTCTTCAGTATCTTCAAAGAAAACACATTCACTAATATGCGTCCATATTGCTGCATTATCTGAAGGGCGAACCACCTGCTTCATAGTTTTTAAATATTCAAACTCACTTTTTAATATGAATTTAGTATTATAGGCCCATCGAACTTCAGTTAGTTCATATTCGACCCCATCTACAACAAATTTAGTAGGTTTTTCCTCTGTGGAATCCAGCCATGCACGAGGGACACGAGTTACTATCCCGTTAAAAACAAAGTTAGAGTCAGAAAATAACTTATCAAATTTTTCACTATTAGACGTATGATAATAGATAGAACTTAGCAGCACGTCACGTTTACAAGACGTGGCAAAGCTAGGGGAATACCATTTACCCGTAAGTTGGTCACGAATTTCTTGCCCACGAGCCGTTTGTCTACTTTCATAAGGGAATAACGTAGGACCTTTAGCAAACTCATAGGCCATTTGTAAAGCATGAATTTCTGCCTCTTTTAAATTATATACATCAATTTCCTTTTTATCTAACGCTTTATTTAATGCTGCATTGGTCATGATATTTTCTCCTTAACCTATAAGTGCAGTAATAATTACTATAATACCTAAACACACAATGCCCCCTTTTACAAGAGATTTTTTAAAGATTTTGTTTTCTTTTTCGTTAACACTAACTTGTGCTTGTGTTTGTCGTTTATAAAAATTATCCATCATTCCCCCAGCAATAACTCTAACATTTCGTTTTCAATAGAAAGGCTATGTAAAAGAATGTGGCCTTTTCCGTTAGTTAGCTGCATATTGTAATAACTACAATTTACAGGCTCATGGTTAAAGGCGTTGTATTGAATAGTAATATCATAATCAATATTCGCCCGTCTTTTCTCCGCTATAGATAGCCAGCGTTTATGCGCTCTATCAATCTCAACTTCTGCCCTCACTAAATCAGTAGGGAATTGTTTCACATTATTCATAATCAATTTCTCCTAAGATTGTACTGTGGTCAATTAGAAGATTAATAAGAGCCTGTTTATCTACTTTAACTTGCTTAGAATTAGCTCTAGATTTACTTACAGTTGAGTGAATATTTTCAAATTGTTCTTGAGAACAAATAGTCTCTACTTTCGGTCTACAGGTCATATCACTATCATCCTTTTCAGTTTTAAATCAGAAAGAATTAACTAACCGGACAATCTTTCTTGAATACGTTTACGATTAATTTCCATAGCTTCTTGTGTAGGTTGCCATTGCCTCATAATAGGGTTAGGCAACATTTCAGCAGCGCGGAAGATACTGTTAATCATGTCATAGTTAAGATTATAACCACGGGTTTCTAATTCTTTAATTAACTCTTTATATCGTTGCAAAGCATAACCTAGTTTATCGTAAAAGAAAGTAACGTGGCCTTTACCCATCCTATAACTAGGGGGGATAGTCCCATTAACAAAACCGTTATGTTTCTTATAAGAGTTAAAAGAAAGATTAAATACTCGCGGTAATTCTTTATACTCCGCTAGTAAATGCGAGTTAGTTAATTCCCTAACCGGGATACAATTAATCCTTGTCACTTTTACAAGCCTCTCTAAATATACCCCCATTAAAGTTAGCGGAGTGTTTATGGCAAAAAGAAACTAAACGGTTCTCCAACATATCAATCGTATATGTAGGGCTATACCCGCTATCGCTTTCCGATAACTCTCTAATTTCTTTTACAATAGCAGCTAACTCAGTAAAATGTTTACGTGATAAAGACATATTACCTCTCTTTTCAGAATAGATTATTAACATAATCTTTCTGGGCAGAAACCTTTACTATGTAAAGTTTCTTTAATTAATTGTTCTAAGCACAGTATTTTCTCAGCAGCCCATACTGGGTCTTGCTTTACCATATCAATCAGGAATTGATGGCTTAGTTTATTGGTTAGCAATGACACTGGCATGGCTTTTTTTTACCCTTTTGTTCTTGTGTTTCTTTTTCTTCTTGCTCTTCGGTTATGAAATATGTAGCTAGGGCGGGGTCATATGTCCAATCCTGCTTGGTAACCGCCACCTCTTTAGATACTGGAGTTAGTAAACCTAATTCAATACTAGAGCCATCATGCAGCGCAATAAGGCTTGCGGGTCTACGCCCTTGTTTATGAGCTAAAGGTTCAGCTAAGTGTAGAACCGTCTCTTGATTAGCTATAAATTCACTAGCTTCTATATAAGGCCAGTGTTTCTCATTGATTATAAAACTAGTTTCTTCGATAACTTCTCCAGTGTTGATAGAAGTGTAAGAGCCTCTTAGTTGTTTATACCCAATGGCCATATCTTCGAGAAACTTATGTGTTTCATCATCTGATTTATCACTCGCAAAGATAATGTAAGTATTATTGATATGAGTGTGGGGATTCCAGATTGTTAAGTCATGTACATTTGTAGTGTCTCGCATAATATAATTCTCCTATTAAAAAGGTTAAATGTTAAGTGTTAATAGCCCGCTTAAAACCATTATTACAATTCATCAGCCCGCACTCCCTCAAACTTTGCCCATTCATAGAGGGTTTCATCGTTTAACACCCATTCTCTAAGCTCTCCATTTGTTTCACATACTACCCCGTAAGCATCACTCACTAAGGTAACTAATTCGTCAAAGTTATTGTTGACGAATTCCCATAAGGTTAGTTTATGCATAATAGTTTTCCTTTCTTTTCTAATCAAAAACCTTTGTTATGTAAAGGTTTCTCATTAAAAGAGACAAGATAGTCTTCAAACGCTTGCGGGTATGTATGTATTTAACCCCCTTTGACACTCGCGCATATAGCATAAGGCTATCGCATAGAGTCCTGTTCATTCGCTTAGCTGGTCGTGCAGCTTATCGGGCAAGGGTTTTTATTACGGTACTCTTGCCAGTACACCTTCATGCAACTTACGTATGCATCACGTATGCAGTGCTATGCTTTATATTAAAGCTAGTGACTTCATAATGTAGCTACTTTTTTATAGTAGCTAGGTTATAATGTCAATTACTTTTTTCTAAACACTCTTTTATTATTCTCTTCAATATTAATCAACTTCCCATTTCTCATAACCTGTTTAGGCATGTCGAAATAATCGTTTAAGGTTTTATCTTGTTTACCTGCATTTGTAAGAAACTCTTGTTTCTTCATTTGTAGATGCTTTGGCATAGCTCTTTCTCTTTCTTTTACAAGCAACCCCGTGTTGCTCTCTATGTCTGTATAGTCTCACATTCGAATTACATTGTAAATCAGGCTAAGTTATTGTTATTACTACCTGAATAGATTCCTATCCTTTATATATCAATGACTTAGCAAAAGAATAGTAACTTTATTGCTTTGTTTATATTATTTTAGCAGTAATATTATAGGGTTATGACTAACTTAATTGATTAGTTATTGTCATAGTGTAGAATAGCGTTTAATCGCCCATAGAAGCTTGTACAGAGGGTTTATTGTGGTGCGGTATGTTTACCTATAGAAAGTAGAACACTGCATTTTAGGAGTATAATCCTAGTTATTATTATGTATATATTGGTAATGAGAATGACTATCAATAGCATAGTTGTTATGTATATGTATTATGGATAAGAGGGGGTTTAGGGGGTGATATAGATGACACAACACAAAACCCTCGCCCTTATCCATAATCAGTGTGACATTTATGCAACACTCTATCTATGTCGCTGTCAGCTACATCATTACCATAACTATAGGAGAACACTATCACAGGCATGTAGGCATATAGTCCTATTGTCATAACACATTGTCTGTCAATTCAGAATAGATTATTACCATAATCTTTCTGGGCAGAAACCTTTACTATGTAAAGTTTCTTATCTAGATTATGTCAATGTCAATCCAATTGCGAATCATTCTCATATATATGTAAAAGGGGAGGGGGAGGGGAGAAAAAGAGGGGGGTGGGTTGTTATAGTATATGTAGCCACCCCCACAATCGGCCCATTTTTTGAGTTTAGGAAAGGTTAATATTTTAATTGCTTAAACACCTTATGGTCCTATATAATAATAGACATGGATAAGGACGATGATAAAACACCCCGTAAAGACGAAATAAAGGCCACTGAGGTGGTTGATTTCAGTTCTAGGGTCGGGGACCTAGAAAAAACTAAAGCCACTCTGAAGGCTTCTATGAAGAAACCAGATAAAAAGGGTAGAGCTATAGTTAATTCTGATGAACAAGAACTCTTTTGTAAGTTAAGGGCGGATGGACGTAATCAAACAGATGCTGCTCGTATTGCTTACCCCAACGATACACATCCTACTCAAAGAGGGAGTGAATTAGGGAAGATGCCTCATATTCAAGAAAGGATTAAACAGTTAAAACAAGAGAGGGCTTACGCTGCTCAGTTAGTAGACCCACAAGAATCTTTGATTAGATGGAATGAAATCTATAATAATGCTATGGAGAAGGGTGAGATTAAAGTTGCCATTGAAGCTCAAAAGCAAATAGATAAGATTAATGGGGCTGAAGCCTATATTGTTAAACAACAGTTAGAAGTTAAAGGGATGTTCCGTGGAGAAGATGAAGAAGAATGGGAAAAGTCTGCTAAAAGACTAGCAACTTTAATTGAGATTCCTAAAAAAGAATAAGTATTAATTATTGTCTTATTAGAGAAGGCCCTTTATAGAAAAAGGGTCTTTTTTATTCAAAAAACACTATTCTGTCAAAAGTTTGTCAAGCATTTTTTTATCGTTGATTTTGTTACCTTTTTTATAGATGCGAGTACCTAATCTCAAAACCATGTGTTATAGTATATATAGCCCTAACTATGAAGTAGGCGAGTACAAGAAAAGGATAGTCTCTGAATAACCTGAATCTACTTTAGCTACTAAGAAACTTCACAGTCTCTTAAACAACTTCTAATTTCTTTACTACCTTCAATAACGTTGCGCTAAGAAACTTCACAGTCATTTAAAATCTCTCATAAATAACTTTTGATATAGATATAGTTATACGACCTTAAACTAAATCAAATTACCTACTCTCTGATTAACTTTACACATGCTTACGCATTAGTCGGTTCCATCAGTAGTCTGTTAATGATATTATATATACATAAATTATATTTTCTTTCTTTTATCTTTTTAAACCTTTCTCTTATCTTTTAAAATTAAAGAATTTAATTTCTTGACAAGATTGTTACTAGGTAATATAATGGCCGTATGAAAACTACTAAAGCTCAAAGAGAACAGAATAAACGATATAGGGAAAATAATCCTGAAAAAATCTCTAAACTTAATAAAGATTATTATGAACGTAATAAGGAATCTATTAAAAAATATAAAGCTAGATGGTTCCAAGAAAATAAAGAAGAGATTCAAAGAAAACAAAAGCTGTATAGACAGCAAAAAAGAAAATTAAAGCCTAAACCAGAGAAACCCAAACCCAAACAGAAACCTAAACCTCTTTCTAAAAAGGAGGCTTATCTTTTACGTCAACAGTTAGTGAAGGAACGTTTAGAGAAAAAATGTCTTGTTTAAAAATAAAGAAGAATATCTAGAGTATATTACTAGTGCTGAATTAAATAAGCTGCCTAAAGAGGCAGTGGACGAAATATCTAAATTCTTAGAAAAAGAAGCCATTAATATGGCTAGAGAATCTTTTTATCATTATGTTCTTCTTTTAGGACCTACAAGGATTGATGGGTTCCAAACAGGACGACATATTAAAAAGATTTGTGAAGAGCTACAAGAACTGGGGGAGGCTATATGGTTAAAAACAGGATTAACCCCCCGTAAAATGATTTCTCTTCCTCCCGGCGGTATGAAGTCAGAGCTTTGTTCTCGTCTTTTCCCTTCATGGTTACTAGGTAGGTGGCCTAAAATTAGAATGATTCTTGTAGGTCACGGTATTGAATTTGCTAGAGACGAGTTCGGGGCTAAGATTCGGGATATTGTTAGAAGTGATGAGTTTAAGACTATTTTCCCAAATACAGAGTTAAGAGAAGATAAACAAACAGCAGGTCGTTTCTTGACTAAATCTGGCGGGGAAATGGTTTGTACCTCTTTAGAAGCAAAGATAGCTGGTCGCCGTGGCCATATTGTTATCTGTGATGACGCTTTGGTTGAAGAAGATGCTTTATCTAAACCTATTAGAATGAGAATGGTAGGTCAATATATGCCAAACGTTCGTTCCCGTCTTTTAATGAGTCCCGATTGTGCAGAATTGCAGGTGGGGTGTCTAACTAAAGATACGCAGATACTCAAAGCTGATGGTGTATACGAAGATATAATTAATTTAAATGAAGGAGATTTAATACAAACTTTAAACCATAAAACTTTTAAGATGGAAGTTAAACCTGTGGTCAAGCAGTGGAAGGCAGGGGAAGATAAGATATATGAAGTGCATACCCAAAATGGAGACGTAGTTAAAGGTAACTGGAAACACCCTTTTCTTTTAAAGAATAATCAATATTGTAGATTAATAGATTTAAATCCCGGCGATGAAATAGTTATGAGGGCATTAGATAAACGAGATGGCCCGGCTATTGAAGATGAGAAGGCATGGCTATTAGGTTTTATGTACGGAGATGGTTGGTTAATAAATACTCCTAAAAAGGGTAGAGCTACTAATAGATATGTTACCTGTGTAGCTAAAGGAGAGCATCAATCAGTTAATGAAAGAGTTATTAACGCTTTTAAGAAACTAATAGATGTTGATTTACGCGAAACTGATTCTGGGTATTATCGTTCAGATACAAAACGGGCATGGGAGTTTTTTAATGACTTAGGGCTAAAAGGTTCTGCTCGTACTAAAAGAATCCCTAAATGGGTTTATTCTGCTTGCATAACTACTAGAGAAAAATTTCTTGAAGGGTTTTTGGAAGCAGATGGCTGGGAAGTGAAAGAAAATAGTGGAGCTTTTTGTACAGAACTATGTAATAAAGATTTAGTTAAGGATATAAAAAAATTAGCTCAAAGTTTAGGACATTCTGTAGGTAAAATTAGATATAGGTCAAGGGTTTCTCAACCCCCTAATTCCCCAGAACCTTTTGTAAGTCACAGCTATTCGATACATATATCGAAAACTAAACACATAGATGAATTTGTAACGACTAAAGTTAAAAAGATAGTTGATACTGGTTATGTTGATGATATATATGATTTAGAAGTAGCAGATAACCATAATTTTATAGCAGAAGGATTGGTTACTCATAATACAAGGTGGACCCAAGGAGATTTATTTGATTATCTTGAAAAAGAAGATAGAAAGTCTGGGTCTCCTTGGAAAATAATAAGAATACCTGCTCTTTTAGATGAAGAGGCGAGTGACTTTCTTCGAGAAGAGGGCGACCCAGAAGGGTATTTAGTCGAAGACACTTCTTTTTGGCCCGAGTTCCATCCAACTAATCGTTTAGAGATGCTTAGAAACTCGTATGTAAATAACATGCCTAGATGGAATGCGGTATATATGCAAAATCCTACTCCAGAAACAGGGCAAATGATTAACCCTAAAGATTTTAAACATTGGAAAGAAGATACACCCCCTCAATGCCACACTTTTATTGTTACTGCTGACACAGCCTATACAAAAAATACTCAAAGTGACTTTACTGCGTTTCAATTATGGGGGCTTTTTAATTATCAAGACCATTCAATACCAAATTCTATATATAAAACACATGCAATTCTCATTAATGCTAAGAAGGGGAAATGGGACTACCCGGAGTTAGTAGATTTATTTATGAAAATGTATAGGGAAGAGCAAATAGATTATTTCATTTTAGAAGAAAGAAGTTCTGGATTAGCTCTTGTACCCGATTTGATTAAAAGAGGGCTGCCTATATATGCTTGGAAGACAGAAAAAGATAAGATTATGCGTATGCAAGCAGCAGCGCCATTAGTGAAGAGCGGTATTATTTGGGTTCCTATGCCAGAAGATGATGCTAATGCCTGTACTAAATCAACAGATTTTGTAACAGAGATATGTACTTTCCCCGGCGGTAACCATGATGATGTTCCCGATGCTTTCTCCCAATTTCTTCTCTTTTGCAGAGATAATAATGTTCTTACTGACCAATCTTATACCTATCAAGAAGTAGAAGAAATGGAAGAGGAAGAGGACTTTTTTGTAGGTGGGTCTTACACCTCTGGATACTTGCGCCATTAGGCAATTAATCTATATACTTGATGAAAGGATTTATTTATGGCTGACGATTTTATTAAAGATTTTGAACTCCCCGAAGATGAACTAGAAATTCAACTACTCCCAACAGACGATGAAGGGAATATTGAAGTAGTATTCTCAAACCCAGACGAGGAAGAAGACCTCGAACCAAACATCGATTCAAACGAGCATGACGCGAACCTAGCTGTCTTTTTAGAAGAAGAGACTTTAGGGCGCATTAGTCAATTTTGCCAAGATAGATATAATGATGATTTATCTTCTAACGGCGAGTTCTTCGACGGTATCAATTTAGGATTAGAAAAATTAGGTTTAACGATAGAGGAACTCGATGAACCTTTTCCGGGTGCGTCCCCCATCACCCATCCTTTGATTTTGGAGTCAGCCCTAAAAACTCAGGCAAAAATTATGGGGGAAATTTTCTCAGGTAAAGGTCTTGTAGACACGTATCTCATAACAGAGACAAATGAAGAAACTATTCAATCTTCTAATCGTGTCCGTAATTATATGGATTACCAATATCTTTATCAAATGAATGAATTTGTTCCCGACACAGAAAAACTATCTTTTAGATATGCGCTAACAGGTAATGCTTATCGTAAATATTATTTCGACCCTATTCAAAACAGACCTCGAACAAAATACCTAACAGAAGATAAATTTATTATCAATTCCGATGCTTCTACAGTTGCGGACACTGATTTCCACACAGAGTTATTTACGTTAGACAGGCACGAGTTCGAGCATTTAGGCGAACTTGGCGAGTATGTAAACGTAGACGAGTATGAGTATGGTGAGGGTTTTTCTTTAGATAATGATATAGTTTCCAGTGTTGCTAATGTAGGTAATGCTTCCCCGACTAAAGTAGATTCTGAGATAGTTATAGAAGGTACTGGGGACGCTATGGGGCACTCTTCTACTTTTAGTAAGTTCCAGATTCGAGAACATCACTGCTATCTTAAATTACCCGCCCCGTATGACGAAGGGCTATCTAGAGCTTTACCGTATATTGTTGCTATTGAAGATTCACGTAATAAAATTTTAAGTATCCGCCGTAATTGGAAAGAAACTGACAATAAGAAGTTGAAAAGAACGTGGTACGCGCATTATCAACTTATACCCGGTCTCGGGTTTCATGGTATGGGTTATATCCATATTTTAGGAAACTTTCAGTTTGCTCTTACTTCTATTTTACGCAGTCTCATTGACTCAGGCCAGTTCTCCAACCTGCAAGGCGGGTTCAGAGCTAAAGGAGTTCGATTCACGCGAGACTCTCAAATGCCAATTCGTTTTGGAGAGTTCCGGGAGATTGATACAGGTACAAAGAATATTAAAGATGTTCTTATGCCTCTCGATTTTAAAGAGCCTTCACAGGTGTTAGAGAGAATAGCGCAATTCTTAGATGGCCGCGCTCAGAAGTTTGCGGATACTACAGAGCAGGTTCTTGCTGATTCTACTAATTATGGCCCCGTAGGGACAACTGTAGCGCTCCTAGAAGCTTCTACTAAGTTTACTTCAGGTATTCTTAAACGGTTCTATAATGGTCTTAAACAAGAATTCCAAATTCTTCATGATTTGAATTTTGATGTGCTTGATGAAACACAAGACTTCTTCTTAAAAGGACAAAGTTTCAGTGTCCGTAAAGAAGACTTTAGCGGGAAGGTAGATTTAATGCCAGCGGCAGACCCTAACCTCTCTTCTTCTGCACATAGAATTGCTGTAGCACAGACAAAACTTGCTGCTGCACAACAAGCACCAGACATTCATAATTTACGAGCAGCCTATACAGAATTTTATTCACAAATTGGGATGGAACCGGAAGAAATTGATAGACTTCTACCCCCTCCTGCAGAAGCTCAGCCTCTTGACCCATTATCAGATATTGTTGCCCTATCTCAAGGCAAACCAGTTAAAGCATTTGAGGGTCAAGACCATGAGGCTCATATTTCATTTAAACAAGCGTTTTTAGAGGACCCTAAAGGCGGCGCACAGCCCCTCGCGGCCTCTATTATCCCTCTTTTACAAGCTAATATAGCTGAACATGCTATGTTTGCCTATGTACGAGATATTGGCGGTCAATTACAGTTAAATGGCGGCCAGACTGGAGAGAAAGCTTTAGCTGATGCAGCTATTCAAATTAAGCAGTTCCATGAATCACAGGCATTTGAAGAGGCTCTTGCTTCTAAAGACCCCGCAGCGATGCTCGCTCAATCAGAACTTGAGAACGCTCAGACACGTAGAGAAGAATTAGCGCATGATAAAGAGAAAGATTTCGCTAAACTTGCAATTGAAGGGCGTAAGCTTGACTTGAAAGCTGTTGAAATGCTCCAAGACTCTTCTGATGTTGCCGATAAGATTAAAGCGGATATGGCTAAAACTAGATTTATGAAAAGTGCCGATATGATTAAAGATGCTTTATCTGGTTTAGGAACACCTAATAAAGTTGACATAACTAATAAAAAGTAGTATTATAAGAAGTACTATAAAAGTGAGGAAAAATGTCAGATAATCAAATTGTTATACGAGCAGATGACGATTCCGTTATAACCCCTTTAATGGATTATATAACGAAGCAGAAGGCCCAACTTATTCAAGTAATGGGCAACTCCCTTTTATCAGATGAAGACAGAAACGCAGTAGTTGCCGCAGCTAGACTATTCCAACTTGATGAAGTTGTAGATGTTTTACGTGAGGCAATTGAGGAACAAAGAGAAAATAATGGTGATGCAAGAACAACTGAACCGACAAGATTTACAAACTAGCCATAAAAATAAAGAACTAAAATTTGGGGCCGAGTCTCGGACCAAGTTACTAGAAGGTATCGACTTAATCGCAAATGCTGTTAAAGCTACACTTGGCCCTCGTGGTCGAAATGTAGTTATTGAGCAAGCTAGAACTGTTGGGTTGATGCAAACTCAAATTGGTTTAATGCCCAGAATTACCAAGGATGGAGTATCTGTAGCTAAAGAGATTAATGTAGAAGATAAGTTTCAAAATCTTGGCGTACAAATTATAAAAGAAGTAGCTATGAGGCAAAATGAGCAAGCTGGGGACGGTACTACTACCGCTACTGTGCTTGCCCAAACTATCGCTACTAAAGCTGTTGAAGCTATTAGTGAGGGGAAAAACCCCGTTACTATAAAAAAGGAAATCGATATTGCAGTAAAACAGGTAACTGATTTTATCACTTCTAAAGCTAGAGAAGTGGTTGATTTTGAGGATTTGAAGTCTATTGCCACTATTTCTGCCAATGGAGATAAAGAAGTTGGCGATATTGTTAGTCGCGCAGTTCAAGAAGTTGGTTCAGATGGTGTTGTTACGGTGGAACCCGCCCCACAGACTGAGATGACTATGGATGTTGTTGAGGGTATGGAGTTTCCTGCTGGTTTCGCTACTCCTCATTTTATTACCCACCCAGATAAAGGGATTGCTGATTATAAGGATTGTTGGGTCCTCTTCACTGATTCTAAGATTAATGATATCAAAGAAATCGTAGGTATTATGCAGCTTGCCCATACTCAGGAAAAAACTTTAGTAATTGTTTGTTCTGATATGGCTGAAGATGTACTTTCTACTCTTGTTTATAACAAAGTTCAGAACGGATTCAAGGTCCTTGTGTTAAAAGTACCGGAATATGTCCCTTCTCGCTCTGATTTTATTGAAGATTTAGCAGTTATTACTGGAGGAACCGTTATTTCTGCAACTTCTGGCCTTTCTTTAGGGAGCGTAACTGAGAAACATTTCGGTAAATGTACGAGAGTGCGGGCAAATAGCGATATTACTGAGTTTATTGACGGAGAAGCAGATAAAACTACGTTAGAGGAAAGAATCACGCAAGTTAAATCTAAAGTAGATTCTATGGACAAGGCAGATAAATCTTACGAGCTAACTAAACACCGTTTAGCTAAGTTAAATGGAGGTATTGCGGTTATTCGAGTAGGTGGCTCTTCTGAAATTGATATGGGGGAAAGAAAAGACCGTATTGAAGATGCTATTAACGCCACAAAAGCTGCTGTAGAACAAGGAGTCGTGACAGGTGGGGGCACAGCGCTTCTACGAGCGTCAGACTACCTTTCTAGGAACCTCCCTGCTACTGATGGCAGCGATATTGTAGTTGCTGCCCTCCAATCACCTTTTTATACGATTCTATCGAACGCTGGTATTGAAGGGGAAGCCGCTACTTCTATTATGTTACGTACATTAAAAGAAGACAATGAGGGTTATGATGTTGATAAAGAGGAGTTTTGTGACTTTTTTACTCAAGGAATTATAGACCCAGCTAAAGTAGTTAAAAACGCTGTTATTGATGCCGCTAATGTAGTTGGCTTATTGGTAACAACAGAAGTAAGTATTGTTAATAAGGAAGAAGAATAATGACACAGATTCAAAAACTTGATGATTTAATGACTTTCGATAACGAGGAATTAAAATTACCTAAAACCTTGCCAAATCTTAAAGGTTCGTGGTATGTTTTAGTATACCCTATTGCTCTCAAACCTTCTATAAAAGATAGCAATACTGGTTTTACTATTGATTTACCCGAGGATGTAGCGGAAACCCATGAGAATATGATTACCGCAGGTGTAGTGGTAAAATTAGGTGAATTAGCCTATAAACATAATAAATTTAAAAATCCAGAAACAGATGAATTTATACCTTGGTGTCAACCGGGAGACTATGCTGTATTTTCTAGAGCATCCTTCTCTCAAACGATTATTCATGGTGGACGGAAATTCTATCTAATGCCAGACGAAGCGCTTTTATATACAGTAGATGATATTCGAGACATTAATCCTTATTATGATTACGATGCTTCACTATTGCAAGAACTACAAAAACAGATACAAGAGGTTAACGGTTAAGAAAGGGAACGTACTTTATGCCAAAAGAAAAAATGGAAATTGAGATTCAAGATGGAGATGGTCTAGACGACTTTCTCAGTGACGATGATGGTGGGAACGAGACTTCAAATAAAGTTTCTTTCCAAATTGATGTTGATGGAAATACTATCCAAGAAGATGAAGGTGATTTAGAGCTAGAAGTAACAGAAACTGGCGATGTTATTATCGAGGAAGAGCCTATTGAAGAAGACCCCGCCCCAGTTGCCGAAGAAGATAACCGAGAAGATGAAGAGAAGAGAAAAAAGGCTGAAGCGACTGAGAAGAAAAGAAAGTCTCGTGCTAAACAACGAATTCAAGACTTAAATGAAAAGAATCGTCAGTTGGAAATGGTTTTGGAGCAACAAAATGCTCAAATGGAAAAGCTTCAATCCGAATACGATGAAACAACATCTACTTATGCTAAAGTAGAGCTAGAACGGCTTACCGCTGATGTAGCTAGACTTGAAGCCCAACTTAAACGAGCCGCCGAAGATAATGATGGGGAAGCTATTGCTTCTGTTACGAAACAGCTTATTGATTCACAAACACATATTAGAAATCTGCAATCAATGGTCAATGCAGATAAGAAAACAGGTAATAATTCCGCTCAGGCACAGAACCCGCAGCCTAATACCCGAGAGCCACAATCTTCCAGCCTAAGTGAGGCTGCTGAAGATTGGACTCTGGGTAAAGAGTTTATTATTAACAATGATGAGTACCGGGAGCTAACAGTAGACCAGAGGAAACTTGTCTCTCCTGTTAGGCAGGAAATGGCTAATGTAGCGCGTCAATTATTGCAAGAAGGTTTTTCAAATACTGACCCTATCTTTTACGAAGAAATGGATATTAGACTAACTAGTAAATTTGATTATTATGAAGCACTTGCAAATGATGGGGTAGATGCGTTAGAATATATTAATAGCGATAAAGGGAGTAATCCTGACGACACGTCTGGTGAGACGGAAAAACCACAAAAAGCTAATAAAGCCAAAAAAGTTCCTGCCAAGGGCGCTTCCCGTTCGTCTTCTCCTAATCTAAACAACTCCACTAAATCAAATAAAGTTGTAATTACCAAAGAGATGCATAACTACTGGAAGAATCATTTGCAAAGGCATATGACTCTCGAAGAATATGCTCTTGAGGTTAAAAAAGACCAACAACGGACTAAGTTCTAGGAAAGGAAATATATAATGGCTTTTAAGAAAAAAGATAAAGATACAGATACTACAGATACAGAAGTTCAACAAGAAGCTTCCCCTCAAGAAGAAAAGGAAACTGTTTCTCGTGCCCCCAGAGCATCTCGTTCTGAATCACGGAAAAAGTTTGACCGCGATAGTTTTCGTCGCCCAAACGACCTAAGTTTTCCTGAAGAAATGAAGGACTATTTTGAGAAAGAAGGATATTTTCTACGTTGGGTAGCTGTAGTTGACGCTAAAACAAAAGCGTTCAGTAATTCTCGTATAAATTTTTATATGAGTCTTGGTGGCGATTTAGTTACAGCACAAGACATTAAAAATACTGACCCTACCTTTTTGTCTGGTATGACGAAATATTCTTATCAAGAAGAATGGGCAGATATTGAAGATGATAGAAATTCACAGGAAGGTATTCGTAAAGAACATTTGGTTCTTATGAAGATTCCAGTAGAGTATCGAGATTATAGACAAGAAGAGAATCGTAGTTTGGTCTCAGACCAACTTTCTACCGCGCAACAAGAATATAAAAAGAATGATGATGCGTTTGTGAAAGATTTTAAACACGGTTCCTCACATTTAAAAGTTAAAGAAGGATTTTTTAAAGACTAACGGTGCTCCCTCCTTCTTTAATCTTATGCTAACCAAATGGGGGCTAACTAGAGAAGGAGACTTTTTGTATGGCTAATACAGGTCTTAATTCTACAGGTAAAAGTTCTAATGGTATCACTGGTGCTGTTGGTCTAGTTCGTGCAACCATTGATGATGGTTATGGTACGGCTATTGGCTACGGCGACCCAGTTGTTATCCATACGGACGGTTACGTGATTCTCGCAGCAGAAACAGTACAAGCCACCTATATTCTCCGTGGAATCGAGTATATCGATGCTAACGGACAATGGCAAATGCTGAATAACTTCCCAGCGGGTACTACAAACAGCGGTAAAATTGGACAATTCACAGATGTTGTTGCTATTCTGGAACCAGTTGCCGACCGCCTTTTTAGAATCGATACGGCAGACGCAGCTTTGGCTCAAACACATATCGGCCAACAGTTCCGACTTAAGGACGCGGGTACAGTAACCCTTGGTCGTTCTCAAGCGGTTGTTGATTTGGACGCTTCTGTTACTTCAGAAAACCGTCTGGTAGAAATCGTAGCGATTGATGAAACACAAGGAAATGATTTTGGCGATACAGGTGCAACTGTTCTCGTTAAGTTCGTCTAAAGGAAGGGAATATAGATTATGCCACTAAGTAGAGCAGATATTGTAAAACGCCTTCGTCCCGGACTTGCGGGGCTAATGGGTAAAAACTATGCCCGATTCACCGAACAGTGTAAGCAGGTTTTTGAAACTAAGAACTCTGAAAAAGCCTATGAAGAAATGGTAATGAGTGTTGGTACAGGACTCGCTCCTGTTAAGCCAGAAGGCGACCAAATCTTCTTGGATACAATGAGCGATGGTTACACAGCTCGTGCTGAGCACTCAGTTATTGGACTTGGTTTTGCGATTACTCGTGAAGCTATCGAAGATAACTTGTATGAATCTAAATCTGAGCTTATGGGTCAGAACCTCTCACGTTCTATGGGTGAAACCAAAGAACTTCGCGGAGCTTCTGTACTTAACCTAGCTTTTGATGCAGGTACTACTATTGGTGACGGTGTAAGTTTGTGTAATGCTTCCCACCCACTCCAGTTTGGTGGAACGGTTTCTAACACTGTAAGTGCAGATATTGCTGATACGTCTATTAAGAACGCTATCACGTCTATCCGTACAGACTTTGTTGACGACCGTCAGCTTAAAATCAAGGTATCACCTCAAAAGCTGATTGTTCACCCTGACGATGCGTTCGATGCATTTGAAATTCTTAAATCTGACCTGAGCACTACTACAGTGTCTTTCGGTACAGACGGGATTTCTAATACTAACAATGTCAATAGTTTGAAATCTAAAGGTTTCTTCAACGACATTATGGTATATGATTATCTTACAGATACAAATGCTTGGTTCATTCTGACTGATGTAGACTACGGTCTTGTACATTGGCAGCGTAGACCTCTCGAAATCGACATGGAGTACACTGACCCCTATACTGGTAACATCATTACCACTGCTACTGAGCGTTACGCGTTCATGGTTGGTAACTGGCGTAAAGTTTACGGTTCAGCAGGTGCATCCTAATAACTAAGATTTTGGTGTTGTTCCTCACTTGACACTAAGCAGAAAGCCCCCTAGCGGGGCTTTCTTGTTTTCTCTTCTATGTGATATAATTAGTAACAATCAAAAACTTTAAGGCTCCAAAAAAGGTAAAATAATGAGCATAAAAAGACACGTAGTCCTTTATAATGATTCGGCGGCTGGAAGTGGTAATTGGATTCCTCTCTACACTAAGTACGCTGGAGGTGACCAAAACCGAACAATTCAAGTTAATATGAATGCTTCCGATACAGTTGATATCGAAGGTACAACTATTGAAGCTAAAGATGCTACAGACCTCGGTACTGTAGCAGCAGAAGACATTACTGTAATTAAATCTTATACTGGAAATACTGATGAAAATGATGCACTTCTAGGCTCTTTCACATTTGTTCGAGTAACTAAGACAGGCACAAACGGGACAGCCAAAGTTCAAGGTCAAATTTAGAAGGGGTTATTCATGAGTGTAGCCTCTTCCGCTATTGACAGTTTTTTAAATAGTATGCAGGAATCTATGTACACCGCAGAAGGCGGTGGTAGTATAGATGCAGATGCACAAGCTTGGATTGATGCTGGAGCGAGCGCACCAAGCGCTAATGCAGATAGTTTATTGCAAGCTCTCAAGGCGGTATCTTTCACAAGCTCAAATGCTTTTGCCGATATCAAGGCGGCGGGGGGAACTATACAGCTTTACCGGGGTTTAACTGCGGGTGGCGCTACGATTCCAGACGTAACAGGGAACACCACGGCAACCCCAGCAAACAGCCCGACATTTGCACAAGCTAGTGGTTATACGCTCAACGGAACAAACCAAAGTATCGATAGCGGGTATACAAATATACAGACGCCGGATGGGTTTTGGATACTGTTTTGCAATCACGTAGCATTCACATCGAATGACGGTCTTATGTCCGATAAGGACGCGACAACAAATTCTTTCGACATGATACAGCGTTCAAGTACGGGGAATAAATTTCGCTCAACAATCACAGGAACGGACGCGGGAACGGATTTAAGGGATAACACGGCGGCATACAGTACGGGCGTTGATTATCAAATTGGCGTACTTTTAGCATCACAATCCTTTAGGCCGTATTCAAATATTGTTAGTGCGGCAACCTTCACAACGGACGGTTCAGCGCGTTCTCTTGGCGGCGTTGATATGCGGGCGGCAGATGGAACAATGAAGCTTGGCCGCTCAAACACTACTTATGCTAATATAGAGGTTCACGCCTTTGTTGCCGCGCCGCTTGCTCCTAGCGCCGTTCAATTGCAGAACCTTGTTGATGCGATTGAGGTGTTTTGGACGTAATAATATGATACCCTCTGATATATCTAATCTTATTGCGGAGTATGACCCACAAGCCTATACAACGCTATCCACTTCCCCGGTTACGAAAACATTTGATTTGACGTATGAAATTGCGGCGGCTGGAGCATCACGTTTTTGCTCCGCTGTTCCTGACCAATCCGGGCAAGGGAATAATCTTACGGAGATATCCAGCGGGAACGGTGTAGGTCATGCGCCAAAGTTCTCGAATTTTCGCCATTGTTTTTACAACACCGCATCCACAAAGGCGATGAGTTCAACAATCGTGAACGAATACCAAAAAGATTATACGTGGGTATTCTGCTTTGAAACGCCCGCCACTTTGGGAACGGACGCTCTTTTCGGCGCTCAGGACGCTACAGGGCGGCGAATGTATATAAGCTTGCGGAATGACGGAACAATCCTTTTCGGCGCTGGTGATGCTTTCCCGTCCACAAGCAGCGCTGTTCTATCAACAAGCACATATTATTTTCTTGTGGTTTCTTGGGAAAATAGCACCGGGACACTCACGGCTTACCTGAACGGCTCTGCCTTAACGTTGACATCAGCATCATACACAATCCCCACTGCGGACTGTGATAATCCTTTGCTGTTCTTTGCGCGGGATAATAACGGGGCCACAACGGATTTTTGCAATAACATCCCTATCGGAACGATTTTAGGTTATGAGAAGATTTTAAGCGAAACGGAGCGATTGCAGCTACAGCGCTATTATGAGCGGCAATGGCGGCGTGACCTTATCTTTGTTGTGATAGATAGCGGCGGGCAGTCTCAGGAACAGGGGAACACGGTAAACGCACAATTTCCGAATGACCCTGAATATGGGACCGGAAGCGGGGCAGATGAGCATGATTTCCGTATTTTACAATATGGCCGTGGCGGTGATGATGGCGAAATTATCCTTGGGTGTCAAACTTTTGACCACTGGGACAAATCGGCAAATGATGATGTAGGGCCGCACCTGAATGCCTGTAAGGCGTATCTTGCGTATCTGGATAATCCTTTATACGCAGACCGTATCAGGATTGTTGTGCAGCCCGGAGCAAAGGGCGGTTCGGGCTTGGTAGATAGTACAGGCTTGCGGGATTACTGGGTAGCAACTGACCCGATTTATGATGATTTCTTTACCCGCTCAAACGCAATGAAGGCGCTTTTACCGCATTATCAGCAAGCGCTAATAAGCTGGCATCAGGGCTATGCGGATGCTTCGGACGGGACAAGCGAGGCTGCATATGAAACCGCTCTTGATGCGCTTTTTGCTGCGTTCAGGGGGGCAGGGTTGAACGGCACAACGGCAAGCACTCCGATTGAGCTTGGAACGCTTGGCGGGTTCTTTGACAATGACAGCGTGAATAGCGACACAATCAACGGGGTTATCAACGATACACCAAACAGGCTTTCGAATATCGGAGTAACGAGCTTGGATGACTTAGGTGAGAGCTATGTTACCGGGGATGGGCTACATCTTGACCCACCGGGAGCGCGGATATTTGGGGATAGAAAAGGTGCGACTTGGGTAACCATAGCGCCTAGCCCTTTAACAAGCTACGGATTTATAACAGCTTAGTAGCTTTCTGCCCCATTTAACTCTATGGTATAATACACGTTAAGGAGAATTATCGTGCCAGAGGCATTAGCTAGTACAACTAGTTTCAATTTACCAGTTGATGAGATATTAGAAGAAGCTTTTGATATTTTGAAAGGCGAGTATACTAATGGCTACGATATGCGCTCGGCGAGACGTTCTCTTAACTTATTGCTAATTGATTTAGTTAATCGTGAGTACCCTTTAGCCCATTTAGAGAAGAACTCTGTTACTTTAGTAGAAGACCAAGCTGATTATACTCTAGATTCAGATATTATTGGGGTTTTAGACGTTAATTTTAAAACTTCCGATAACGTGGAAATCCAACTCTTACCCACTTCTCTTTTCGACTACTTTAACATACCCACTAAAACTACTGAAGGTAGTCCTACTACTTATGCTTTTGATAGAACTACTTCTCCGGCAAAACTATCTATTTGGCCCGTCCCGGATTCCAGTGCAGCGGCAGGGACTTTAGAATATTGGGGAATGCGTAGACATAAAGATATTACTAAATCTTATCAATTGGCAGATGTAAATTATAGATACCTTCCAGCCTTATCAATGGGGCTGGCCTACTTCATGTCTTTTAAGAAAGAAGGCATTGAAGCAGATAAAGTACAAAGAATTTATGAAGAATATGAAATGCGATTAGATAGAGCATTTTTGGAAGATAGAGAGCGGGTAGATTTTTGGGTCTATCCAGATGTGAGTGGATAATGAGAATAAAAAGAGGTAGAATTTTAGGTCGTAAAAAATGGGCTAGTCCTAAAGGGGTTACTGGTTTTAGTGACCGTTCAGGTATGCCTTATCGTTATTCTCAAATGAAACTTGAACAAGGAACAGGCCGTTGGATTCATAAATCAGAAGATGATGGTAAATGGAACTTAACAGAAGCTTATAAAGACCCCTTGGTTCCTGCAGAGCCTCAGAAGCTGCAGAATGGCCGAGATGTTCCTTCTGGCGCTGTATCTACTGTACTAAGTCTCTATTTAGAGATTAGTGGTACTACTACTGCAGATAAACTACATACGGATAATTTAGAACAAAATGCGTTGGAGATTAGTTAATGACCGCACCTAATGATTTACCCACATCAAATGAAGTAAGTAGCTCGCATAAAGCTATCGTTAATATTGGTGGGGCGCTTTATCAAGTCCCTATATCTGAAATTATTACCGATACTCTTGGCACTATTGCTACACAGGATGCCGATTCAGTTTCTATTACTGGCGGTTCAATTACTATACCAGACAGTACTTTTGCTCTTCAAGATGAAGTTGATGATACAAAAGAACTTAATTTCCAACTTTCCGGTATTACTACAGGTACAACACGCACATTAACGATTCCTGATGCTAGTGGAACTATTTTATTGAACGGGGATATAGGTTCCTCTGTTCAAGCATATAACGTTAATTTAGATACTTTTAGCGGGTTAACGTTTATTGATGACGATACTATGGTTAGCGCTACCGCTACTAATGTGGCCTCTGCTGAAAGTATTGTTGCTTATATTGCAGCTACTGGCGGAGCCTCTATTCCTGACGGGGATAAAGGTGATATTGTTACTTCTGGTTCTGGTTCGGTTTGGACTATTGATTCTGATGCAGTTACTTATGATAAGATGCAAGATACAACCGGGACAGATGTTATTTTGGGCCGTTCTACTGCTGGGGCGGGAACTGTAGAAGAAATTTCATGTACCGCTGCTGGTCGTGCGCTACTTGATGATGCGAGCGCCTCTGCCCAAAGGACTACTTTAGGTCTAGGGTCTTTGTCTACTTTAAGTACGATAAACGACAGTAATTGGTCTGGAACTGATTTAGCAGTTGCGAATGGCGGTACGGGGGCCAGTGATGCGACTACTGCTCGTTCAAATTTAGGGCTTGGGGCCTTAGCTATTCAAAATACTATTAATAACGGTGACTGGTCAGGAACTGTTCTATCTATTACGAATGGCGGTACAGGCGCAGCTAATACTGCAACTGCTCGTAGTAATTTGGGTCTTGGAGATATGGCTGTTCAAGACACTATTAATAATGGTGACTGGTCCGGGACTGATTTGGCAGTTGTACATGGCGGGACCGGAGCCAGTGATGCAGCTACAGCAAGAACTAACTTGGGCCTCGGCTCTATATCTACGCAAAATACTATCAATAATGATGATTGGTCTGGAACTGATTTAGCAGTTGATAATGGTGGTTCAGGACGTTCTTCCCATACTGCTTACGCAGTTATATGTGGAGGCACAACTACAACAGCGGCTCAACAATCTGTTGCGTCTGTAGGCACTAGTGGGCAAGTACTTACCTCTAATGGGGCAGGTGCTCTCCCGACATTCCAAAACCAAGCAACCGGAACATACGCTACGAAACAAGCTACTACTTCTGGTTCTAGCATCAACTTCACATCTATTCCCTCCGGTACAAATAAAATCACTATCATCTTAAGCGCTGTTTCAGCGAATGGAACGGCGGCTATACGAGTACAAATAGGCGATAGTGGTGGATTGGAAACAAGTGGGTATCTCGGTTCTGTGACAGGTAATGCTGGTGGTTCCGGTACAGGAGGGGGCAATCTTTCTTCCGGTTTTGATTTGTTTGACAGTATTGTAGCGGCAGATGTTATTTACGGGCGCATGGTTCTAGAGCGCCTTGATACTTCCGCAGATAAATGGACGTGTACAGGGTGGTTTGGCCAGTCTGATTCCACAAGAACAAGTGTTGTGGCTGGTGAAAAAACACTTACAGGAACATTAGATAGACTTTCACTTGTAACAACCGATACTTTTGATGGCGGTGAAATGAATATTATTTATGAGGGGGCATAAGATATAATGGCGACTACATTACCTACATCGTTCTCAAATTTAAAAACTATTATCCAAGAAATTGCTGAAGATGATTCTCAAGAATTTATTGATTATATTCCTACTGCTATATATCTAGCAGAAGAAAGGCTATTTCGTTTAGTTGACCATGATTTTTCTAAAGAAGATACTTCCAAAGCGTTAACCACAAATGCGAAGACCTTGACTAAACCTACCGATTTACGGGTTTCTCATAATGTTTATATTACAGTGAATAATGAGTTGAAAAGATTAATTTTAAAAAGTGAGTCTTTTGTTAAAGATTATTGGCCCAGTACAATAGATACAGATGAGCCTAAATACTATGCTAATAAAGATGATTCTACATGGGCGATTGCCCCGACCTCTGATGGAGCCTATAATGTTACTATTGATTATGAGGCTCAACCAGATGTTTTAAGTACAGGTAATGAGACTAATGTTTTTATAACAAAGTTTCCAGACCTTTTACTATATGCGTCTTTAAGCGCAGCAGCAGAATGGATGAGAGATACAGAATTTAAAGCAGAATGGGAAAATAAACTCGCAGAGGCCCTACAATCTACTAATATTGAAGGTGTGCGGTCTCGTAGAGATGATAACGCCCACGTATACAACCCCGAAGGTGGCCTGAACGTTAAAGGGTAAGGAGAGCTAAATTGCCAACTACATATTCAGATTTATTGAGATTAGCGAAACAAGCTACAGGTGAAAATAATAATACTTGGGGTGATATTTTTAATGCTAACACCCTTGAACTGCTTGAGGATGCTATAGCAGCTAAATCATCTATATCTGTTACTGCAGGTAATGTAACTTTATCTACCAATAACGGTTCAACAGATGAATCTCGCGCCGCTATCTTAGAGTTTACGGGTTCTCCGGGAACGACACGTACTGTGACTATCCCTACTGCTACAAAAATATACTTTGTGAGCAATCAAACTTCTGATAGTAGTTCTGTTATTGTAAGTACAGGTAGCGGAGATACTTTGACACTCGCCTCTGGTAAAGTATCTATACTATTTTGTGACGGGACTCAAGTGGTGTCTCTACCTTTCCTAGATTCGAGTAACGATTTGTCAGATGTGGCTAGTGCTTCAACGGCCCGTACAAATCTTGATGTGTACAGTACGTCAGAAGTAGATGCTGCTGTTGGGGCTATTTCTACTCATGACGTTGGCGATATTAAAATGACCGCGTTATCATCTACTCCATCTTTATGGGTAGCTTGTGATGGTTCGGCTATTTCTCGCACTACATACAGCGCTCTATTCTCTGCTCTCGGCACAACTTACGGTGCTGGAGACGGGTCTACTACATTTAACGTACCTAACTTTAACGGTAGGTCTCCTCTTGGTGTAGGCCAAGGAACTACCGGAGAGGGGGATGTAACTGGAACTAATCGTTCATTAGCCGATACAGGTGGGTATGAAACACATACGCTAATTGAAGACGAAATGCCTTCTCACACACACGGTTTTGATGCTGCAAGTGTCACTGGCGGCCCCGGAACGCGATTGAACGCGGCGGGAACTTCTGTTCAAAGTGGCTCTACTGGTGGGGATGACCCCCACAACAATATGCATCCTTTTATTGCCGTTAAATTCATAATTTACGCAGGAGTGTAACATGACAGCTAAGAAATCAACATTAGTACCCGTTGATATACCAGCAGGTATCGTTCGGAACTATACTCCGGTTGAATCGGAGAGTTTTTATGTTGACTGTAACCATGTTCGGTTCAGAGAAAGACGACCCCAGAAGTTAGGGGGTTGGTCCTCTGAGATTTCTTCTAATAGTATTGTAGGGTGCGCTCGTTCTATCCAAACGTGGCAAACGTTGGACGCTACTCTTTTAATGGCAGTAGGGACGCATAACCATTTATATATTCGAGAAGATGGTACATATTATGATATAACTCCTATTCGAGATACTGAATCTTTAGTTGACCCTTTGACTACCTCTAGCGGGTCTAGCGAAGTTTCTATAAACGATACGCTTCACAGTGCTTTAGTTGGGGATTTTATTAACTTCCCAGCCGATGTAACTTATAATGGCATCACTTTTTCTGGGGAATATGAAGTTACTGAAGTAACTGATGCGGATAACTATGTTATCGATGCGGGGACGAATGCTACTGGTACTGGTACGGGTGGCGGTAGTTTTGATATTGAATACCTATTAGAATCTGGTCTCTGTGATTCTGGGTCAGCAGGGCTGGGCTGGGGCACAAGTACATGGGGTACGAGTACGTGGGGTTCACCCCGTACTTCTGGAGTAACCTCAGAGGCTCGTGTTTGGTCTACTCAAAACTGGGGGGAAGATTTACTGGCTCTCCCAACGGGCGGGAAATTATATTTTTGGGATACATCTGTAGGAACAGGAACCAGAGCTTCTGTAGTAGCTACAGCGCCTAGTCAATCTAATTGGATGATTGTAAGTGGGTTCTTTAGGCAGTGTATTCTATTTGGTACAGAGACTGTATCTAGTGTTTTCGACCCTTTGCTTATTCGTTGGTCTGATAGAGAAGATTTTACAGATTTTGATGCTACAGTAGCAGGTTCTATCGCTGGAGAGTTTAGATTAACTAAAGGTACACGAATCATAAGTGCGGTAGAAACCCGTAACGGTGAGATTTTAGTATTTACAGATAAAGCGGTATATAGAATGCGCCCCCGTAATGATGACCTTGTGTATGAAGTTACATTGGTCTCCGATACTTCTGGTATTGTTAGCCCTAAAGCAGTTGTAGAAGTTGATGGCCGGGTCTTTTGGATGAGTGAGGAGGGGCTTCGTGTTTATGATGGGGTAGTTCGTATCCTACCTTCTACACTGGATTTATTCTATTTTGACAGTAATAATGACGGGTATTTTAACTCAGAACAACGAGTAAAGTGTTTTGCAGGTAGGAATCGTGAGTTCGATGAAATTTGGTTCTTCTTGCCTGATAAAGATAATACTGAAATTAATAGGTATATAATCTATAATTATAAAGACAATGTTTTTTCTGATGGTTTAATGGAACGTACTGCTTGGCAGGATGCTTTTGTTTACGATACTCCTTACGCTTTTAGTATTACAGGTACTCTTTATTCTCATGAGACAGGGAAGAATGATGATGGCAGTAATATGAATTCTTACATTACTACCGGGTTTTTCAAAGTTCAAGAAGGTAACCAAATGTTGTTTGTAGACCGTTTTATTATGGATGGAACTTTCTCTGGCCCGCTATCTTTTGATTTATCTTATAAGAAGTTTCCTAATTCTACTGAAATCTTCACAAAGAACTATTCTTTTACCCCGACAACTAATCAAATATTTACTAGGGCTAGAGGTAGATATATGAAATATACAGTGACTAGTGATACTTTTAACGGTGATTTTCGTTTAGGTGAAGTATTAGCTTCAGTACAAGAAAGCGGGAAAAGATAATGCCAACTTTAGTAAAACCCCCTATTATTACTATTGTATCTCCTCCTGAGTCTTTTACAGATATAGAGGATGCTAATCGGTACATACGTGATTTGCACAGAGATATTGAACAACAACTTTCTATGTTTCAATCTGTAGTAGATACTGGATTAGGTGGAACCACTAATACGACAATTTCTGTAAGCGCTGATGTTACACTTAGTTATAATAGTTATCATATTTTTGTAGATACGGATTCTGGGGACGTAACTGTTACTTTACCTGTTGGAGTTGCAGGTGGGCAGTTCCGATTAGTTAACACAGGTACTTCCGGTAATAATATTGTGGTTACCCCTAATGGGGCTGAGTTACTTTTAGGAGTTAATTCTACTTTTAATGTAGCAGATGGGGAAGCTTTAGTTGTTGCTTATGATGAAACGGAAGGGTGGTACTAATGAGTAGAAGTTTCCGAAATTCTATGCTTTCTTCTGATAATAGTTCAACAGCAGCTATAAATACAGGGAGTAATTTTACTGGTCAATGGGAAGATGTCGGCACTTATAATTGTGTTGTTGTATCTGTTGCTACAGACCAAAACGGTTATTATGAAATTCAATTTTCCCCGGATGGTACAAATGTAGATAGCACTCTTACAAGGTACTATCGAACAAGTCAAATAAATGTTCCGCACAGGTTCACTATCACCAGAAGGTATTTTAGGGTTGTTTTTTATAATAATAGCGGTACAAATCAGACTTATTTTAGGCTACAAACTATTTACGGGGATAAAGCTGATTTAAATATTCCTGTAGACGCAACTATGTCCCAAGACTACGATGCCATTTCAGTTAGGCCAACAGATTTTACAACAGAAGTGGCTTTAAATAGAAGGCAAGGGGTAAGTACTTGGAATAAGTTTGGGTATAACGAGGATATTGATACTGCAGACGGAGATGCAGTCATTGCTTCTTGGGGGCCTAGTACTAGCGGCGTATTTACTTTTTTAACTACTGGAGAGACTATAGATATAGTGTCAGATAACGTTGCCGATGATGATGGCAGCACAGGAGTCAACAGTATTGTTGTTTATGGTGTTGATGAGAATTGGGACGAGCAAACTGAAGTAGTTACGATGGATGGTACTACTACAGTTACTACTTCTTCTCAGTGGATAGGTATTAATCGCATAGCTATATTTCTTGCTGGTACAGGCCAGACTAATGCAGGAACTATTACTATATCTAGTACTACTAGTTCTGCGATTATGGCAGAAATGCCTGCTGGAGGCGGGGTTACGCAACAAGCTATTTTTTATATTCCTAGAAATTATCAGTTTTTAGGGACATGGCTCTGGTTTAACGCGCTTAAATCTTCTGGCGGGGGAAGCCCTGAAGTTACTTTTAAAGGAATGGTATATTCTGCCGTTAATAATGCGATTCAAGAGGTATACCGGGATGGTACAGATACGGCAGTATCTGAGCATTTAATAGTACACCCGCCTGAGCCTTTCCCAATAGGTGAAAAATCTATATTATGGTTTACTGCAGATACAAGTGCAAACGATACTAGTGTTAGATGTAGATTTAGTGGTAAGTTAGTTCGAGATGTTGATGGCTAGAACACAGGAAAATAAGGTAAAATAGATAATTATGGAACAAAACCCGCTTTTATCATATCTAAATACAATGAAAACCCAACAGCAGCCTGTTAATACGGGTGAGAGTACAGGTGTATCTGATGATATACCTGCTATGTTGTCTGAAGGAGAGTTTGTTGTAAATGCTGAGCAGGTTTCTAAGTTAGGAGGAGGTGCAACTGACCCCGGTCTTAACTTTCTAGAAGAGATTTTTGGTTTAATTGATGCTATGGATAGAGAGACTGCAGCATCATTTGCCGAAAATATTTTAATAACAGGAGAATTGTTATTAGAGGAGCAACCCCGGATAGAAAAGGAATAATTTAATGCCAAGTGAGGAAAAACCAAGACAATCGCCTTTCAATGTACGACTGGCGGGTGAAGAAGATTTAGATGCCTGTGTAGAACTGGCTCTCCAGATACCAAAAGAAAATGAGTGGGATTACTTCCCAAAACCATCTAGAAAGAAAGTACACGCACGATTAAGTAGTTTAATAGAGGATAGAACTCTTTTAGTATATGTTAATAACGATATTATCGTGGGAGTTCTAGGTTTAATAATTGATTCTTTTTGGTGGACAGAAGAAGAGACTATGTTAGATGTGCTTTTTTATATAAAGAAAGAGTTCCGGTCTTATAAAGCATTTTCTCGGATGTTGTCTGTAGCTGAAGAATTTGCTAAAATTAATGGGTTACCTTTAAGTTTACTGTTCTTTACAACGAAAGATGTAGAGCGTAAATATAAGATGCTAAGAAAACGGGATTATCAACCCATAGGTTTTTGGGTAACAAAGAAAAGACAATAGGAAGAAGGATACATTATGAGTGGTTTAGTTGGCGGATTGTTAGGTGGGGGCGAAGACCAGCCTCAAGCAACGGCTATTAACACAGTTCAAGTTCCTTCTTGGCTAGATTCAAGAAATAAAGGTCTTGCTAAAAGAGCGGAAACAGCTTCAAAAGCAGAGTTTACTCCCTATACTGGTCAACGTGTTGCTGAATTTACCCCAGATACACAAACTGCCTTTGATTTATCTAGAAACGCCACTGGCCGCTATCAAGACCTACTAACTTCTACTTCTAACAGTGTGTATGACTTAATTAGACGCGCTCAAGGTCCCACTACTTCTGATATTCAGCAATATATGAATCCCTATCTAGATAATGTTCTCGACATTTCTAAGAGAGGCACTATAGATGAATTTAATCGCCAACAAGCTGCTAGAGACCAAGAAGCAGGTCTTATTAATGCTTTTGGCGGTTCTCGTGTAGCAATTAGACAAGCTCTAGCAGATGAACAATTAGCAGAAGATATACAAGATTTAGATTATCGTGGTCGTTTTGATGCATTTAATAACGCACAAAATCAATTTAATGTAGGTACGGAAGCTTTAAGTACTGGAATCTCCCAAGGGCTAAATACTGCTACACAAGGCCAAGCTTACGACCAAGCAGATATTGGCCAGCTTCTTAGACAAGGAGAGCTTCAACGCCTACGAGAGCAAGACGAACTTGACTTTGATTACCAAGAATTCGATAGAGAACAAGCTTTCCCTTATGAAAATGTAAATTTCCTAGCCAATATCTTGAACCCGTTAACTGGCGCTTATGCAGGAGGGCAAACAACCCAAACCCAACAAACTGGAGGTAGCGGCGGTTCGAGTACCCTTGGCAATATTGCAGGTATTGCCTCTTCTGTAGCTTCTATAGCAGGTCTCTTTTCAGATGAAAGAGTAAAAGAAAATATAGAACAAGTAGGTGAGTTAGATAACGGTCTTCCTGTGTATTCTTATAATTATGTGGGTGACGATACTCCTCAAATAGGTTTGATTGCTCAAGATGTCGAACAGGTTAAACCAGAAGCAGTTGGGGAAGTCGAAGGTATTAAAACTGTTGATTACGGACAAGCTGTAGAGATGAGGGACGGGGGTCCAGTTTCTAGTAACCTAGCTTCAAAAGCTCGCTTAGCTCCAGTATCCCCTACAGGTCGCCCTAGTTTCCCCGGCCTCCCGTCATTACCTCTTACTACTTCTTCTACTCCTGAAATTGATGCATTAGGGTTAGAGGAGCTTTTATCTCAATTTAATGATTCAGATTATAGTTTCACTAAAGGTGACGGGAATATGCTTAGCCGCTTATTTAAAGGTGGTTTAGATGGTATTGATGAGGATAATTATACTTCTCCTATCGGCCCTACAAGAATTCCTAACCCAGAAGGGTTCTATGGGTTAGATAGTCAAGTTAGTCCTCCCATTAATTTCGGCAGCTTCCTAAGTTCTTTTGGATTTAAAGATGGCGGGGCAGTTACCGATTTTAGAAAGAAGCTTCGAGAGTTAAGAGATTATACTCAAGAAGCGGGTATTTCTGACGAGAATTCTAAAATGGGTAATGTTGGTAGACATATTGTCAATTCTATTGCGTCAACCCCTGCTGCTCTAGCTGACACACTTTTAGCTCCTGTTGAAGGGCTTGAGAATTTTGGTGAGTGGGTGCATCCTAAAATGGTAGACGCATTCTTGCGCCCAGAAAAGGAAGTTAAAACTCGTAATTTAGCAGAAGAAGCAGCGGCAGCGGAACAAGCTAAAACCTCTTTTGAAAAGGTTAAGAAAGAAGCATCATTGAAAGATGATATAGGCGCTCTTTTAGGGAAAGACCAACCTCTAACCCCTGAAGATTTAGAGAACCGCCCTCTCACTGAAGCTGATTTAAGGAATTTTGACCGAAATAATGTTCCGGGGCTGGCCCCTGTAGAAGAGTCTCTTTTGCAAGACGAACCGAGACCCTCGAATACGCAACGTAGAAATACCCTCCAATACCCCAATCTCCCGCCTTGGCTAACTCCTACTGCCCCTCAGCAGCCTAAAGAAGAGCCAAACTCTAAAGGAATTAATATGCCTTTATTGATAGCCGGGCTAACTATGTTAGCGACTGAAGGAGATTCAGGTGATAAATTGATGGCAGGTCTTAGTACAGGTACTAGGGCTGCTGGAGATGCAAAACGTAGAAAACTCGAAGAAGCTAAAGTAGCTGCAGATTTAAAACGGCAGCAATTCCAAGATTACATTGCTTATATAAAAGCACAAGCATACATAGAACAAGTCCGACAGAATGCAGAAAAAGGAAATGGGCTGACTCCTTATCAAGCAGGAAGGTTAAGAATTCAAGAAGAAAAACTTAAACTAGAAGAAAGAAAACTTGAAGAGAAAATTAAAGGCGGTAGTGATGGTGGTTTAGATTTTGACCCCACTGCTGATTTGGACGTAGACGCTGTTGAAGACTTACTTCGAGAGCTTGCAGAATAAAAAGAGCTTTAATGGATGATACAGTTAAAGAACAGTTAATTTTAAAAGACTATCTCACTAAACGGGGGGTAGCTTTTGATGACGACAAATTTAACGATTTCTATTCTAAATACCAATCAAAAAAAACTGGCGCTGTAGGTGATATCTATAACCGTACAAAAGCAGGTGCAAAGTCTGCTCTTGCTAGTGGCCAACTTTTAGTTGGGGACATCGAAGGCGCTACCGAAAATATTAAACGAGCCAATGAGCTTCGTTCTGAGGACCCGGAACTCCAAAATAGAATCAACGCTATCATGGAGTCTGAAAGTATTCCTGACACCCTTCTTAATTTAGTAAAAGACCCTAAAGCTGCAGTCTCTCTTTTAGGAGAATCTTTACCTACATCCATCGCTGCCGGAGCTACTGCTATTGGTACTGGAGGGGTTTTAACTGCGCCTATTAAGAAACCTATTAAAAAAGAAGCTGCTAGAGCTATTGGTTCTGCTGTTTTTGGCGGTATTACAGGCGCAGCAGAATACGGTTCTACTATTCTACAAACTATGGCTGAGAACGGAGTAGATATAACTGACCCGGAACAGATAGAATTAGTTATAACACATCCTGAAATAGGCCCTAAACTTAAACAAAAAGGTTTAGAACGCGGTGTGCCTATTGGTATGTTTGACTCAGTATCCTTTGGTATTGCAGGAAGACTATTACAGTTAGGAAAAGGCGGTCTTGCTGCTGAGGTAGCTGCACAAGCTGCTTTAGGTGGTTCTGGAGAGGCTTCTGCCCAACTTGTATCAGAAGGGGAAATAACCGACCCAGCCTCGATAGGGGTGGAAATCGGTTTAGAAGCTCTTACAGGCGCTCCACAGGCTATCGTGCAGCCCGCCCTAGAGAATATCGTTCAAGGCTCTCCTGAGGCTTCTATGGGCCTAATAGAGGGTACTGGTACTGACCCCGAGGCTATTTTAAGCGAAATTACAGCTATTGACCCTGAAAGTGGCCCTAATTCACCTATAAAAGACCCAGAAGAGCCGGAAAAAGACCGAAAACTCGAATCTAAAGTTAGAACTGCCCAGAAAATTACTTACCCTGAAGAAGTAGCTAGAGGCACTCCTAAGCAGATGACCAATAGGTTATTAAGACTTCCTAAAGCAGAACTGGTTACTCGTGCTGTAGAAAATGCCGGTATTGACCCGGTAGCTATTGAAGGTAAAACAAAACGTGATATAGCGAATCAAATTCTTGATAGGTACAATATAGACCGGACTAAAGAAGAAACTGTTCAAAGCCCAACTGAAAAGACACCTTCTTTAACTGCAGAAACTAAAGCAGAAGCAAAACCTATTCCTGCGGAGTTAACGAAGATTAACGAGCCTTCTAGAGCCGAGCTTCTTAAAATTGCTAAGCGTAAGATTAAATCTGATAAAAATACCCCTATTGCTGAAGTGCTTAGACAAAAAGAAGTTATAGAGCAAGCAGACAATTGGTTATCTCAGTTACCAGATAATCAGGAGCTTGGTAATACTTTAACTAAAATTAGTAGAAATAAAAATAAATTAAACTTTACTGGGAAAAGTGTAGAGCAAGCCAATCAAGCTATTAAGAAAATTAAATCACCTCACACTAAAAAAGAAACTAAAGCTAAAGCTACTGCAGATTTAGTGCGTAATTTAAAGGAAACAGGATTTTTTGCTCCCGATGAAGTAGCAACTTTAGAAGGGAAGAATCCTGAACTAGTTAATCACTTACAGAAAAGATTAGATGCTGGTATTGAGGATGGCGTTAAAGAGGTCATTAATCAACTTTTATCTAACCCTAGAACTCGTGATGCTTTAGTGGGTGAGATATTTAATGATTTTAAAGAAGATAGACAGGTTAAAACAGATACTCCTTCTTTAAATAGGTTAGGGAAGAAATACGCTAAACTTATTAATAGAGATGTAGAAGTCCCTCCTCAAAGACTCGCTAGGGACCCAGATGTTGCCCCCGAGCAGCAGCAAAAAGAAAACCAAAAAGCTGCTGAAGAGATTAGTGAGTACGAAGCTGTAAAAGCTATTAAGGTTATGAAAAATAACGCTGAAGTGCCCAATGCAATCTTCGAGAAAGAGACTTATGATTTAGACAGGAACTCGTATAAGAAGTCTGGGATTGGCAGCACGTATAAGTCAATGTTGAGGTCATTTGATTTCTTGAAAACTATGGGGGCGAAAGCTAGGAGCGAACCTATTTTTGCTCCGTTCTTTCAGCTATATAGAGCTAAAGATGCTTTTAGAGAGCAGCTTTTTAGACAGCATCTAAACGATTTTATTCTTTTAAAAGAACAACACGGCATTAAGCGTTTAGAAGGGGCCTCGGCTGTTCTAGATATATTAGCTGGCCCCCATAATAAAAATGGTGCTCAGTTTATAGAAACAAATGAAGCTGGTCAAGTTAGGTTTACCGATGTAGACGGTACAAAGAAGTTGGTTGATTTATCAACTAGTCAAGCTATCCAAGACTTACAGAAATTATTCAAACAACAACTGTTAATAGAGATGCAGACTTTTAAAAATAAAGCTGCTGATACTTATGGATTTGGAAAAGAAGCACAAAGAGATGAACTTTTAGATACAATAGAAGAACTTCGTGCTTTAGGCGAAGATAATAAAGCTAAGAAACTCGAAGAATTGGTTGAGATTTTCGATAAGATGGAGAAACTTTATCGAAGTAAAAAAGCCTACTTCCCTCACACCCGTAATAGAGGCCCATATGCAATTGCTACATATAGACGTACTGGCGATGACGCTGAAAAGTTCGAGTTAGCGGGTCTTTACTCTATTAAATCAGATAAATTCGGCAATATAGACCGTACTGATGAATCTGAAGTCAGGCAACGTATTCAAGATGACCAAGAAAAGTATGGGGAAGTATTTGTTACTTCTAAAGGAGAAGCTGTTACGGGTGCGCAACCCTTCTTAATGACTTATGAAGATTTACGTAAGAATATTATGAGAGACGCTAAAAACCCTAATATAGCTTATGAAGCCTTGTCCAATCTTCTTACTAATAAAAACATAGACCCTGAAGTTTTAAATAAAGTTTTTGATGAGGTTAGTTTTGATTCTGAAACAGAACGTTTCTTCCTTAATTATAGAGATAAGAAAAATTATTATGGGTATGATATAGATGACCCTATTTCTTCTATGTTGGATTCTTTAAATGCTAGGTCGGCTATGCTTACTCGTTTTCAATATCAACAACCTATGACTAAGTTATATGCTCAGGCAACTCAAGATTTGCAGAAACTAGGAAAAGCAGGTAGGAAATCTTTACGTCAATTAGATGACTATTATAACTATATGAGTACTCCTGCTGATGACGCTGCTAAGATTAGGGAGATTACTTTCTGGTATTTCTTGGCTGGTAACCCTTCAACGTCCCTACTACAGCTTATGTCTACTTACATGAATACATTGCCTTGGCTTGCTCAATACCAAGGCCCAGTTGGTTTTATTCAATCTAATGTTAAATCTTTTACCACTTCTTTATATAAAGCAGGTAAGATTCAAGCCAATAAAGCTTTACTGACTTCTAGAACTATTCCTGAGTTCTCTAAGAAAGTAGGCTTATCTGAGACTGACTCTAAGGCACTTCTTAGTTTATACGAAAGAGGAGTTCTCGACCCCGGTTACGCTATTGATGCAGTTAACTATTCTAGAAACCAAGAGAAACAAAGAAAGATACTGAGGGGGCAGGATGGTCTTCCGGCGGGGCTAGAAACTGTTCGGAACGTAGGCCAAGGTATGATTCAGGTTACAGAAGACGTAGCTCGTTTAAATACAGCGTTATTGGTTCTTGATTCTATAAAAAAACCTAGAAAGTTCCAACAAATTGGAAAGTTGTTACATAATAACGACCCTTTATTTAGAGAGTTAGTCAAAAGTAAATATGAAGGAAGAATAACAAAAGAAGCAGTTCTTGAACATGCTATTGATGAGAACCATGCTATATTTGGGAAAAATCCTAGACCTTCTGGGTTAAGGTCTCGTGCTGGCGCTGGTCTTTTTGCTTTCTTACAATATCCTATTTCTGTCCTAGAACAAATGGTTCGATTGCTTACAACTCGTGGTGTAGCAGGTAAAAAAGCGGCTCTTAATATGATACTTGTCTATCCTATTCTTTTCGGGGGTATGACTGCGATACCCGGCTATGAAACTTGGGATTGGATGACTAAGTGGCTACAAAGACTTCTTGGGGAAGGCGGGGGGCCGACTAATCTCGATTTATTATTAGTTAATGGTATGGATGAACTTGGTTGGAATCCTACAATGAAAGACGCTGTTATGAAAGGCTCTATTTTAAGTGCAGGGGCTGATGTAGATGCTTCTACTCGTATCTCGGTTCAGTTTCCATTACAACCCTTTTTAGATGTATTCTTATCTCCAGAAAGTAATGGTATGACCTCTCAATCTCAAGCTTTACAGTTTTTAGGACCTTTAGCTACTATACCTACAGGCGCGATGAACATGCTGAATCGTATTGAGGGCGGGGATAATGCTGGTGAAGCTTTTGTTGACTCTTTGGCCCCTATTTGGTTCCGTAATATTAAGAAAGCGGAGGATTTACGTAAAGGTGAGTTGAGAAATATAAGAGGGAAGAAAATTATAGAAGGCCCTGAATCTAATCCAGAACTTTATGGCGGTTCAGCATCAGATGAGTATATCCGGCAGCTTATGGGGCTTAGACCTTCAGTTGTAAGTGAAGCGACTAGAGCACACTATTATCAATCCGTAGAACAGGGTTCAGATAGAACGGGTAGGACTAAAACCTACTCTAAAGTTGCAAAGGCTTTAGCGGCGAAGAGGAACGGCGAACCAAATGCCAGTAAGGAATTGGCTAAAGCTTTACATGAGGCATGGAAATATAATAAGAATTCAGACACCCCGAAATCTAGGAAAGAGTTTGTAAGAGCACTTAAACAATCTGTTCGTGGTAGAATGGAATCGGAGATACAACCTCTTAAACAGAGACGACCTATTAGTAAAGACAGAAGAATTAGTGAAGACGTTACAAGATTTGGTCTTCCAAGAATACAAGGGCAGGTTCAGAATAAGGAGTAAAGAGAGTATGCCAGCAAGTAGTTCAAACCCTATTCATATAACTATAGGAGATTCTAAAGTTGATTTAAACCGTAGTTTACAGCGTTTAGAAGATGTTATAGACCATTTAGATTTTATTGATGGAACGAAGTCCCAATCACAAGACTATATGGTTAATTTTGTTCAAAACCTACCTTTTCCTTGCTGGATTAAGGCGGTAGACGGTACAATGATGTTTATAAGCCCTGCGTATCAAAAGCTCTATGATGTTAGAATTCGTGATTATGTAGGGAAAAGAGATGTAGATGTTTGGGGGGAAGAAGTTGCTGACCAATTTAGGGAGAATGACACAAAAGTTATTGACGGAAATACTATTGAATATACAGTAGAGTTAGTCCCGAATCGGGTAAACCCTCAAGCAGACGCTAGTCATGCTATTTTAGCGAAGTTCCCTATATATGAAGGACCTAATATAATAGCTGTAGGCGGGATAATAATCGCTATATTTCCATTAGCAGGATAGATAAACTACAGGAGAATTGTTGTGTCACAGCCTTCATGGGATGAACTTAGGTATCATATTTTACAGGTTCTTAAAGAATATAAGAGCGAATTTGATAAGAATGATGAGAAATTTAAAGCTATTGAAGATACTATTCGCCGTTTAGAAGAACAGAATATAAACCAAAAATGGATTAATCGTTTGATTTTATTAGGTGGTTCAATGGGTGGGGGAGTTTCTGGCTCTGCCGTATTCAGCTTGATAAAAGAGATATTAGGTTAGTAATTTAAAAGATATTATGGTATAATAGAACACACTATGGTAGATAAATACGGAAAAAGCACTGAGAACTACGAAAAACCTGAAGGATACGGCAAAGGCGGTATGATTAAAGGGTATAAGAATGGTGGTGCTGTACGAGATTATAAAGATGAGTACAAGAAATTCCAATCATCTGCCAAAGCGAAGAAAGATAGAGCTTCGAGAAATAAAGCTAGACGTGAGGCGGAAAAATCTGGACGAGCTAAAAAGGGTGACGGGAAAGACATTGCCCATAAAAATAACAACCCTAGAGATAATTCTAAAGGTAATACAAAAATACAGAGTAAATCGGCAAATAGGGGTCATGGTATGACTGCTCCGGGCCGTAAAAAAGGCACTATTAAGAAAAGGAAGAAATAGATATGGCTAACCCACAAAATGACCTAGTAGGTTATGTAAACGAAAAAATCGCAGAAATATTCACTGCAGGTACATGGGTAGATACAGTTGTGGATACTGAATATACGGTAACAGCGGCTTTGGACGATGGAGAAGCGGTAGGAACTGATATTGACGCAGATGCTAATACTGTTCATTTTAGTTATGCTAGCGGGTCTGATGTGTTTGACTTTTTGGTTGAAGCGCTAGTTGCTTTTGGCCGCGAGATTGAAGAAGCTGAAGCTGCGGCCACTACTCCAGATAGTTTCTCTTATAGAACCCCTTCTATTTCTAGAGATGCAAATACCGGGGCGTACACGTTTGCTACAGACATTCTCTTCTACCAAGCTTAATTATAGGCTGACCTATGAGTTTAGTAGGTCAAGTGTAGCGAGTGTTAATAATATAAAAAGTTTTTATAACTTTACTTTTGAAGGATTAGATAAGGAATTAAGTTGATTATGGTTGATAAATATGGTAGAAGTAAAGAGAACTTCGATAAACCAGCAGGATATGGTAAGGGCGGTATGATTAAAGGTTACGCTAAAGGCGGGGCCGTTAAGAAGAAAAAATCCCCTCCTAAACCTAAAAGAAAACCTGTAACACCTGCAGAAGGAGAAGTTATTAAGTCTGGTAATCGAACGTCTAAAGAAGAAGCAGAAGCAGCTAAAAAATTAAAAAAGACGAAAGGGTACCGTTGTGGCGGGAAAGTCAAGAAAGGCAAAAAGTAAAATATCGGAAGAGCTTCACGCTAAGAGCCGAGAGTTGAAACGCGCCCTATTCCAAGAAGCTCAGTATAAACCAAAAGTTATACCAAATAAAAAGAAAGATATAATTAGAAGAGGTTTTAAGGATGAATGGTAATGGCCGATATTATACGAATACTAAGCCCAGAGGAAAGCGCATTTAGATTATTATATGGAGACGAAGGTTATGAATATTTGGAAAAAGTTAGTAGAACGATGGGCTACACTTATTGGGAGGCTCTCCGGTACGGAGGGGCTATATTTGAAAGTGGAGTCCAGTTTCCCGCAGGGAATGACAATCCCCCAAAACTCCAAAAACCAAGATACAGAAGTTAACCTAGAAGACGAAGTTTACCTAAAGTTTAAAAAGCATATTAAGCTTCGTGAGGGCGAGGTAAAAGATAAGAAAACTGGTAAACATAAAGTGTATAAAGACAGTCTAGGTAAGCCTACAGTTGGGTGGGGGCATCTAGTTAGACCAGAAGATAATTTGAAAGTGGGGGGATTAATTACAGAAAAACGAGTTGAAGGGTTTTTCAAAGTAGACAGTAAAGAAGCTTTAGATGCCGCTTACGGACAAGCTGAAGAGTTGGGGCACTCAAATAACGTTGATTTTATAGTAGCTTTAGCCTCTGTGAACTACCAATTAGGGACTGGTTGGGTACGAAAATTTAAGAATACATATGCACATATTAAAAATAAGAAGTATAATAGTGCTATAAGAAATTTGCGGAGAAGTCTATGGTTTAAGCAGACTCCAGTACGAGTCAACGATTTCATAGACGCTTTAGCAAAACTTTAAGGAAAAAGAAAGGAACGTAACTATGCTATCAGGATATAAAACAGCTATTGTTAGTTTGGTGATTACTGTTCTCGGTGCTCTTGAAACATTTGATTTTACATCTCTTGTTAACGAAGATACCGCTGGACTTATCATTACTGGTATCGGTATCGTAATGTTCGCCCTTCGCGCCATTACAAACACCTCACTTTTCAAGCCTACACAGGAAGAGTAAATGCCCCCTGTATTACTAAAAGCAATGCTCCCTGCCTTACGGTTAGGGGGCATTTTGCTTATTTTTGGACTTGGTTGGTACTCGAAGGGGGTGCTAGTCGAGAATAAAGAGTTGAAACGGTTAAAAGCTCAATTAGAAGCGAGTAATACTGCTTTAGTGGAGTACCAGAACCGAGTAAGATTCGATACTGAAGAATTAGAAAGGATTAAAGAGGAACTTGATAATGAAGGATTACCATCTTGCGACGACCCTATTTCTATTTGTCTCTCTCGTGGCTTTGAGCGCTTGCACAGTACACGATAAGAAGTTTGATAAAGAGTTCTATGAAAATAAACCTCTCCCTACTTTAACGGGGATAGAGACACAACGCGATACCAGAAATAAGATATTCGAGTATGAAAACGATTTAAAAGCTTGTTATGCCAAGGTAGATGCCCTAAATCCTCATAGAGAGCGTGGTCAGGGCACGACCAAATAATTCTTATCATTATATACCTCTAATGTCAGGTATGTAAAAGCAAGCAAAGTGTAATGAGTTTGCTTCGTCTAATACTTCCTCGGGTATAGCACTTGTTCTGTCTCTAGCTTCTCGCAAACACTCTCGTTCTGAATCATATACAACTGTTGAGTCATATAGAAGTTGTGGATTAGCGCTGTTTAGAATTAATACTAGTACTGGTATCCAAAAACCACTCATGTTCTACTCCTTGTTCAATCTCCTCGTGTACTTCTCTATGGCAGTTAGCGCATAGAACTACACATTTCCTTATTTCTTTTTTTATTGTTTCTAACCCCCAGTTACCTGCTATAAGTCTAGATACAGTGCTGTCTTTTTCAGAGGGGTCTATATGATGGTACTCTAAGGCATTAGCAGCTTTGTCATACCCGCATCTCCTACATCCACAAAAGAGTTTATAACGTTTTGAGAACTCCCTTTTCTTTGGGCGGCGCTTCTTTTTACTCTTAGCACTACTCCTCTTGTAGGACTCTTTGTTCTTCTGGTAATATTCTCTTTTATATTGTTTTAAAGCCTCAAGGTCTTTATACGGCATATAAAGTTATTGCTTTTGCCTTATCGTGGAAAGATGCGAAAGATTGGTGGACCACATCTGCGTCCCCTTCTATATAGACTGAAACAGATTCAGGACAGTTATCAAAGACTAAGACTGGACGGAAACCTTTATTAAGTACTTGAGTTAGAGTCCAAGTCTTAGACTCTTTAGTAGTGTTAATTGTACTATGAGTTAGGTCACTATCATTAGTATATGGTCTCATTATAAGCCTACGGTTTAAGAAAGAAGTACTCTCTTTAGTTAACTTACTCAAAGACTTTAATGTAGGCTCTCTAAAGAAATCTGGTCTTGCCGTACAAAAGAATATATCTTGCGGCCAATCAGGGTTACCAGCAGCCCAGTCAGGCGGGTCATTAATCATATAGTCAATGGATTGATACAGAAAAGCATTTGATTCAATTGGAATAGCTTTCTCAATCTGTTCGTACCAATCATCTTCCGGTTCCGACCAATTAATGTCGGGGGTTTCGAATAAAGTGTCGTCTAAATCAAAGATGACACAGGGGTTTAAAAACGTGTTCATATAAACTAACTCCTAAAGTTAATGCTCCAAGCACTCCTATAAATGCGATAGCATAGGAAATAATATAAATTTCCCGTATCTGCTTGTTTAGTTTGTTGTACTGGACAAAATTCTCACTTATTTGGTCACTGAGAATCTCACCTTTCCCGGCTTTTCTAGGCTTATCAGCCATAATATTTGTTCCTCGTAAACGGTCTATTTATGTGGAGGGTAATCGTCATAATCACTCTCTTTTTCTGGTTTCTTAACTGGGTAATCCTCTAGATATTTCCCGTACATCATAACCTCTAACTCCTCTGCTTTTTCTCCCATTTTCGTAATCTCCCTATCCTTCACAGGCAACACACCCCTCTTTTAAATACTTTTCTCGTCTCATAACTTGCGCAGCATTGAGGCTATATTGGTAGTATAGCGTCTTTAGACCGCTTTGCCAAGCTTTAATATATAAAGCATTGATATCTTTAGTAGACATTGTTGGGTCAATCATGAGATTAACGCTTTGAGACTGGTCAATATATGTCTGGCGAACAGCAGCGTAATCTATAATTGTTTCCGGGTTTATTTCAGGGAAAGTCTTAAACACATCTTTTTCTCTTTGGGTAAGAAAATCTAAATGTTGTACGGACCCATCAGTAGCTTTTATAGAGTCCCAAGTTTCATCAGTATCTTGTTCTTTATCCATAATAAGTTTCTTTAAATAAGGATTCATAACAGTTACTTTCGCTTTAGCTAAATCCTTAATATAGAAATTAGACCATTCAGGTTCAATGCCTTGAGAAACACCCCCAAGGATAAAAGAGGAGGATTTAGTAGGAGCGATAGCCAATAAAGTAGCATTGGAGGTAGTATTCTCCCTGTGTTGGTAAGAAGCTTGTTGAGCTTTACTTTGTATCAATTTAATCATCTCTAAATTCCATTTAGCAGCCTCACGAGACTCAAAAGGAATTAGTTTAGATTGTAGGTAAGAATGGAACCCGAGTACTCCGAGTCCTAAAGCGCGATACTTCTTACAGAAGTTTAACGCTCTATCAATCATACGGATAGCTTCTGGGCGCTCTGTACGCATCTTCTCAGCTACATTAATGAACTCTGTACATACAGTATCGAGAAAGATTGTAAGAGTCTCTACTGCGTCTGTATCTTTCCAATCATCATAATGTAGAAGACTCATAGAAGAAAGAACGCAGACAAAAGTCTCGTCTTTATTGGAAGGGAGCGCAATTTCGGAGCACATGTTTGAAGCATAAATAGTTTTATTCTTAAATATGTCCGGTTTATTATTATTAACAGTATCAGACCAGAAAATATATGGATACCCTACTTGGCCTCGCATATCAATAACTTTAGCCCATCTCTTACGATAGTCTTTATTGCCGTCAATCATTTCTTGCATGAACTTATCGGTAACAGTTACCCCGTGGGTAATATTTTGGATAGGATGTCCGTCATGTCCAATACCAACAAATTCATCGAAATCGTCATGTTCAATTGGTAAGTAGGCAGAGAAGAACCCTCTCCTAACAGAACCTTGGGAAACTACATTAGATAATTTATCGAAGAGTTCAATAAAATGTACAGAGCCAGAAGACCTACCTTTATCTTGTATAGGTGCGCCACGAGGGCGTATACCCCCGAAGAAGCCACTTGTACCTCCGCCGAACTTAGAGAGCATTCCTACCTCAGCGTGTGTACCAAGAATGGATTCCATGTTGTCTTCAATATAAGAGCCAAAACAACTTACAGGGAGTCCTCTTTCTGTTCCGTAATTAGCCCATACAGGCGAAGACAATGAGAACCAACCGCGCCCCATATATTCATAAAATTTATTACTAAACCCTTCAATGCCAGACAATTTCTCTGCATGGTCCGCAATAATTTTTATACGCTCTTCAGGAGTTTGATTAGGCAGTAAATAATCTGCTTCGAGGAACTGGCGGGATTCCTCTGTTAGCCAGTAAAATGGTTTATTCATATTAAAATAAATCCTCTTCTGTAATAGCCTTGTTTCTTTTTGTGTACGCAGTTGAACGTTTTTGGAAGAAATCATTCTGTTTAGTTACAAGAATCTCGTCCTCAAACCAATTAAACTGTTTATAGTTGTCGTGAATATCAAATAAAGGTTCAATACCGATAGCTTCCATAGATTTATTAAGTCTATGTTTTATAAACTCTTCTACAACTATTTTAGGTGCTGTTTCTAAATCCCCATGTTCGTATATCCAATCAAGAACTTTCAGTTCAGCCTTATAAGCTTTCAACATCTTCTCCTTAATATACTCAACTAAATCTGCAGACCACCACTCAGGGTGCTCTTTCTTCATAATATTGATAATGTCAAACCCGAAGTTAGCGTGTAGGTCTTCTTCTTTACTTGTAGCTTCAATAGCGTTAGACATACCCTTCAACATCTTTTTATGTTTATCAAAAGACATAATAATGTAGAATTGGCTAAATAGAGATACGTTCTCAATTAACATAGAAAAGAAGATAATGGATTTGAAGTAGTCTCTAGGGTCTGTAGACTGTCTAGTTCTCTCATTAATCTTATTGATGTAAGCGATTCTATCCCACATAGCAGGTATAGTAGATATACCCTCAAACCTCTTATTAAGACCTAGCTTCTCTAAAAGATGAGAATAAGCGTCTTCATGTCTAGCTTCACTGTCAGCAAATGTAGCTCCTACTTTAGCAATTTCAGGTTTAGGTAAATGGTCACCAATCTTAGACCAAAAGCTTTTAACAGCAACTTCAATTTGAGAAATAGCCATCATAGTACGGTTAACTGCCTCTACTTCATGAGGCTCCATGTTCACTCGCATATCCTGTACGTCTGGGTCGTAGTTATATTCTTGGTGTCGCCAGTAACAGTCTCTAATGTCCTCGACATATCCGGCTAATTCTGGGTATTCGTAAGGTTTTAAATTTACTCTCTTTTCAAATATATTCTTTTTAGGTTCTTGATGTGCATTAGTTTGAGGAGGTTCTGTTGTAGTTATAGGTGAAACTTGTACATTCGGTTTAAGCATTGCGCTCCCGGTCCTTTCTTCTTATTGTCCTGTGGGTTATGGGTTAAAAATCCAACTCCAGCCGCCCAATTTGAGTCGTAACGGTCCTAAGTGGAAATTCAGGAAAGCCAGAGTTGGAATATTTTAATATACTATATATAATTGTCGTTTTCAAGACTTGACAAAGATTGAATGATGTTTGAATTAATTTCAAATCGAGTAGCAATTCGTTTTTCTTCACCTCTATTATAGACAGGAATGGTTTCTACCCACACTTCAACACTGCTGCAGCCTTTGTCATGCCAGAATTTTTGTATCTCGTTAGCGAGAGATTCAGCAGCTTCTTTGTTCATTGTATAGTCAGTAGGGCTATTCTTCCCCATATTTCTTCTTCAAACTCCTTACTTTTTTCTTTAAATTATCAGTACTTTGTAAAATAGATTTATTAGATTCTATAAACTCTAAGATTTTTTCTGGGTCTAAACTCGCTAAATCACACACAAATAGAAAGTCTCTATTTAACGGGCACAACCATTCTTCAGCTTCTTCCCGTATCTGTAAGTCTTTGGAACCGAGGTCGTGGAGCATTAACTCGACTAGACTTCTCCAAAGCTTTGTTTCACCTTCTACGAACTTATAATGTTCCATATATTATGATTCACTCCATCTCTTCGCCTCATAAAATGTAGCTAAAAGTTCGAGTAACAAAGTCTCTGACACAACATATAAAGGATTATTTCGGTCTTGTTTAAGAATTAATATGTCATTGTCTCCTAGACTATCATAGATAAATTGAAACCCTCTTTTCTTTCTTTTACATTCAATTTTAAGTTTATGACCTGCTATGTCTAAATCAATATCCCAAGTAGGACTACCATCTGACCTAGCCCCCCGTTCAAGAGTTCTTTCACAGATGTACCCTTGGTCTCTCAGGAAATTAACAACCTGTCTTTCTAATTCGTCCCCTCTTTGTTTATTTCTATTCGGCATATTCACTATCTTCCCAAGTACCGTAGATATCAATTTCTTCAACTTTAGGTTCAGACTCAACATGTGTTAGATATACGGGGCCAGTAGCGTATTTAAAGGCCCTAAGCCCGTCATCTTTCCAACACCTTTCTTTGAAGGCGCAGAACTTACAATTACCATTAAGTTGCATATTTCCACTTTTATTATGTGGGACAGGCTGGAAACATTTCTCTTCTGGTGGAGCAGACATAGCAATAACTTTACGTGCTTCTCGTAACTTAGCTACAGCGTCAAATTCAATATGCTCAGGCACTTTAACCGTAGCGAGCATCCCGTTCTCTTTATTACCCACTAACCAAGCTTGTTTATCCATATTTGTGGCTTTACCATAAGCTTTAATCTGAGGTATATAGGCAAAAGGGTCGTCCCCCTCAAATATAGCCCCGGAGGTGAACTTGCGCTCAAAGGAATATTTAGAGGCAGACTTTACATCTACGAGATACCCGTCAATAACAGCATCCATATGACCTACAAGACCGTCTAACTCTACCTCTTCTTGCTCCATTGAGACATCATGCCCAGTCTGTTTAGCGATGAAAAGAAGAACGCCTTCCCAGATATCCCCAATTAAAAAGTTAAGAAAAGCTCTAGGGTCAGTCGCTCCAAGGTCTGTTCCGACATTAGCCTCATACCAAAGCTTTCTGGAAGGCTGTCCGTAATTGGACATACGAAGCTTAAAACCACTAGAGTCGTTATTAAAGTTTTTAATTTCATTTCTTCGTTCTTTAAGCCTTTCAACGACAATATGAGAGAGAATCTCCATAAGCTGTTCAGCAGCATCTTCGTCTAATTTAGGAAATTTGCCTCCACCACCCATGTACTCGTAGATATCATCTACTAAGGTGTCAATCCCTGTTTGTTGAAAGGTAAAAGAACCTTTCTTTTTAGCGGTATCTGGGTCGTATGTAAAACTCATTATATCGATTCCTTTCTTTAAAAAATGCGGGGGTTTCTTACTACAAGTACCCCGCCCCATAACGGACTCAGCATTCTTTTGTTTTAAGTGCAGTTAGCTTCCGCACTACAGAGGTGGGTGTTATTCCTCATCTGGCAAAAAGGGAATTTCATCCTCTGCCATATCAGCTTGATAACTCTCAGCTTCAGTTGTACTCTCACTATTAAAAGTGAAAGAACCTTGAGGGCGTTGATACTCGACCAATTCAAGAATCTTGGTCTCTACCAAACGGCCACCAAACTTACCAAACTGTTCACGGCCACCAGCTTTCGGTTTAGTGATTATGAAAGTCAATTCGACTTCAGAACCATTACCAACCAAAAGACCTGCTTCTTCAGGGATTTCAGTCCCTTGAGAATCAACTACTCGTGGGCGTGGGGCAGCTTCCAGAACTGGTTGGCCAGATGCGTCTTTGACTGTAGCACCTGCCTCTGCATCCCATTTTTTACGGGTAGTTGGCTTTTTAATTTTAATGAACGCACCTTCAAAACCTTTAGATACAAGGTCGTTTTCTTCTAGAAAAGCGCGGTAACGGTCATTATCGTCTCGGATGTTCAATCCACGACTCTTAGCATTCTCTGCCTCTGTTTTCGTGAGCAACAAATCCACCTCCCAACGAGCAGGGATGTTATATTGTTCATTATATGCAGAGGGTTGAAATACTTTAGCGTACATTGAAACCCCACGGAGAGTACAAAAGTCCGGTTTATCCCCGGTGTACTCTTTCTTTTGAGTATTAGAAGTAGTCATATTAAATGTTTCCTTTCAGGATTGTCCTTCTAATTTGAGTTGTTCGACACCGCTATTTACGGTATCTCTTTCCCCGCCATCCTTCGGCTACCAAAGGTAGACCGTCAGCCCATTCGGGGGTTTGGGCTAATAAAGACTCGAATTCCTCAACAGAACCTTGTCCTTCTGGAACTTCAGATACTATTTCATCATGAATTGTCATAATTGTCAAGTATTTATTTTTTTCTGTTCTAAACATACCTTCGACCATACAATCTCTGGCAGTAGCTTGTACGACATTCTCCACAAGCTTCCCGCCGTAAGTTTCCTGCCGTTGAAACTGTTTAGTAACGCTGTTGACCCCCATATGGGTCAAAGATTCATCTTCATGTATGTCATTATCAACTATGCGAGTACAAAGTGGGTCATCTTTACGCCCACTTAGAGCGAGTAAAGCTTCATCTTTAGAATCGTATTTATCGTAATGAAACTTCTTTTTACTGTCAATCCACTTAACTGCCCAACCTATTTTAATCTTAGGGTTATAATAATATAGAGACCGCCCGGAAGGGAGTAGACATTCTAGAAAGTTAGTTTCTTCGTTAAAAACCCACGTAGTTTTGTTAGTTTCTTGAGGTTCTCTAGTCTTAACCGCGTCAATAGCCGCCTTCTCTGTATTTCTCCAGAATTGGGGTACGCCAGAATATTTCTCTCTATAAGCTTTAACCGCAGCAGCAGCCATCTTCTCATCGAGTTGTAGCCCTTGGCTCTCAGTTGTCATCTGGAATTTATTAGCCCCCATTCCAAACCCGCAATTATGAACGATAATAGGGCCGTGGTTAGTGATAATAGTGAATCTATTCCTTGGCCCGGCGTTCATAATGTCGTAAACGCTCGACCTCTGCTTCGAGTTCATTGATTTGTTTTTGGAGGTCAGACACCCTTCTTCGATTTGACATGTTTTCGCTACGAGTGCAGAAGCGTAAATTTCCTTCCTCATATCCACGGTTGACATCAATTCTGTCCAGTTCAAGGAAGGGTTTGTCCCATCCTTCCAAAGTGATAAGATACTCCAAGAATAATTTTCTGTCTCTACGCCATTCAGGTTGGACTCTAATTCCCCTCCCTCCATAATGTTCGTAATAGGTGTTACTTTCGACATGGCATCGGCTGATGCAAGCACTGATTCTATTAAGCAGTCTTTCCCTATGTCGGTCATCGGGTACAATCGATGCATATCCAATATATTTTTTCCGGGTCGCTGAACTCTTTTTCTTAGCGCAGACATTGCATCTGCGTGTTCTTCCTGATTTAAGGGAGTGCCTATCAATATGAGTTCGTCTGCCACAGGAACAATAACAGAGAGGGTGGAAGCCTTGAGAGCGTCCTCGTTTATCGTATTTTCGTTCCCAGCGCTCGACGGTAAGTTCTCCAAATTGAGCGCCTTCTGGAAAAGGGAAGGGTTTGTAGTTACCTCGTTCCACTCCTGCCACGTACCGTCCACTAGAATCTCGTGGTCCAGAGTTGCGCCTATTCCGTAAGTCCTCTTCGTCTCTTTTATTCCTTGGTATTGTAGTCCTTGGTGTTTTACCCATTCAATTCCATCCCATAACAAATCCGTATCATGAACGTCTATAATACGCTTCACGCCGCTATTTGTCAAGACTGGAGTATCCTCTTCGAAACAACCGAGAATTATGCTTTTACCTAATTGACGTTCTTCACTATCATCGACTTCCTCTAAAGGTTTATCGTATACATAGCCCGCCATATCTTTATACAAATCGACACCATCTCGAAACTTTTGTAGAGCATCCTGCTCGTCTGCATACCACATAACGACCCTAGCTTCAATAGCTCCGTAGTCAGCAACAATAAAATCATGTCCTTTGTCGGGTACAATCATAGCTCTAAGACAAGAAGAAATGACTTCCATCACATCTCCGTACTTATCTTGCAGTTCTTCTAAACTTAAATCAAATAAGTCTTGAACTGCTTGGTCTATATCTTTTATAGAACCTCTAGGAAAGTTTTGTACTTGGATAAGCCTCCCAGCCCATCTTCCTGTGGATGCTCCATGATATAAAAGAGTGTACCGAATACGATTATCGTTTATAGCCTTGGCAAATAGCATTGTGTCTAGTTTTTTAGTACTAGCTTTAGAAAGAGATTGCCGGATAAGCATAGCTTCTCGAACATTTTCGGGAGTGTCTTTATCGGCTAAAAGAGCCTCTACCGAAGCTTTTGTCATATCCTCAACTTTCACACCTTGACTAATAACCCAGTCTTTTAATTTAGCTACTAATGAAACATTTGTTACTTCACCGTTAGTAAGTTCAGTTATCCGTCTCTTCCCCGCTTCTGTATGCTCTTTAATAATGTCTAGGCAACGATATACTAAGTCTACGTCTATTTGTACACCGCGTTGGTTAACCATTTGGTCTAGTAGCCAAACCCACTGTTCTTTCTTTGTAAGCGGGTTTAATGCCTTACCAATAGCCCGCTCTGTCTCCACATCATCCATACAATACATAAATACGGTTTCAAATTTATCAGCAGCCTCAGTTGGTTCCCACCATTCTTTTGGGTTAGACGCAGAAGGTTTACGTGGTTGAGAAAGTTGTAACATAACCCTCTTACCTTCTAAGTCTTTCTGTTTATCTACATTCAAAGCCGCACCAGCCTTCTCCAAAGAAAGAGGGATGTTGTGGGCGGCACACATAGCCATAGAGTCTCTCCAAATAATAGGAGGGGCCTCAAAAGCTCCATATTTAGGTACGAGTACGTTCGCCCATATAGCTTGTTCGAATGAAGCGTTATGGGCTTCTAACAACCCCCCAACGTCTTCAAATACTTTTCTATCTGTTATAAAAGCGGGGACATCTGTGTGGTAGGTAAAAGAGAGTTTAAATTCCCCATTATCGTCTAACAAAGATTTAAAGAATTTAATTTCCTCCACAGCTTTCTCGTATAACTCATCTTTGCCCTGTTCTTTACTGTATTTTTCTTTACGTTTTTCAGCTAGGTTAATTTTATGGTGTAAGTCTTTAGTTCGAGTTTCTTCATAATCAGCGGGTAGGTCAAAATGAGAAGGAACCCATAATTGCGCAGGCCCATCATCAATAGCGTACGCCATGCACATCACATCAGTAGTTGGGTCTTGAGAATACCGCCAAGCACCTGCTTTTGTAATATCACATTTACTTCTAGTTTCAAAGTCTATAAATATCGTGTTAGTCATGTCTTTCCCCTTCATTTTCTAATGGGACTTCATTTAAGCGGCCAGTAGAGGGGCTATAAGATAGGACACTGGCCAACCCCGTATCCCCGAACCTACGATTCTCTTCCACAAAAAGCTTCAGAGTGTTGCGGCTATTATCGTCCGATGCGTTCTTATCCCTTTCCAAAGAAATCATTGTATTACACATTTGAATCGGAGCGCGGGAACCTCTAGGCTTACCATCGTCGTTAACATGGGTAACCATGAACACTGTAGGTTGGCGTGTAATCTGCTCTTGTTTAGTGCCCCCGTTCTCTTCATCTGGAATTGTAATAGAGTCTGTTATCCCGACTGTTAAGGCTTTAATAGAGGCCACAAGTCTATCTAAAGCAAGTCTCTCGTCCTTGTTAGTATCGTCGGTAATGGCCATAGATATGTGGTCGAAAAAGATGAATTGGCACCCTTTAGCTAAGACAAACTCTTTAATTTTCTCTTCTAGGAAATCAGAAGAGCAAGACCCAAAATGGTCTAGTAAAGTAATTTTCTCACTGCTAAGGGTTACATCAATAGCTTTTTCAATTTCAGAAGGGTCAGTATCCCTAAATATACCACTCACCTGTAAGTTCTTATTAAGTTCCATAGTAGCAAATCTAACAATCAAGTCTCTTTGAGTTTCTTCTAAAAAGATAAGACCGATAGGGTAGTCTGTTGTCTTATTTAGATGATAAACAATTTCAGAACTAACAGTGGTGTTATGGACTACAGTACAGTCAGAAAGTAAAAACCTGTGGTTACCATCTAAAACAAACCCATAGTAATCCCCGATACCAATAGCCTCTACTTCTATACCAGTTATAAGGGGGTTACGTTTATTTCTAAACCCGTATGTTTGTTTATGAGGTAGAACGCCATTAATTTTGTGTAAGTCTCCATTAATAAATATACGGTAGTAAGTACCAGTGCGCTTTTCCCCTTTGTATGTGCATGATTTTTCAGTTTGATACATGGAAGCTCGAAAACCACAGAACTGTGCTAACTTCACTATACCTTTTGCTAGGTATTTGTTTTTCTGAACAATTTCTACACAAGTTATATCCCCGTCGATATTTTTAATTAAATGTCCGTCAGAGTCTAATAGGCCAGCTAGTAAACTTAAACGAGCGGAATCAGGCCAGAAATAAACTTCATCTGGTATATGTTTATCCCCCAAAAGTTCAAGTCTTTTAAGCAAGTTTAAGAAGTAGTTATTTCCCGCCTCACCTGATTTAAAACGGTATATAATATCGTCAGGGCCGTTTCTATAGCCGAATTCCATGCCCCGAGATTGCGCATACTCTTGTAGATAATCAACTATCTCGTCATCAGTAGTAGTAAAGCTAGGTTCTAAAGACGTACCATCGCCCAACCACAAGCCCAATACCTGCGCGTCCCAAGATAGATTGGGTCTTTCAGTATCCTCAATATCTTGTTTGAAGACAGGGGCCGCGTATCCTTTCCATCTTTCTCTTTGAGGCATTTCTAAGTATTCTAATAGCGGAACATCTTTAGTTTCATACGAACCTGTTTTCATTACAGACATTATATGGGACTCATTAACTACATAATCCATACGTTTATTCTGTTTAACTTTATAAAGATTTTCTCTACCTCTAGCTAAAGATTTTACTTCTCTAGGGGTAGAATCATCACCCATCAACAAATCGCCTTCCTTAACATCTTGCACCTTTTTAACAGAACCGTCCCACATAAGAACAGGGGTGTCCTTGCCGAAGCATTTACCTACTTTTGGGAAGGCTTTTAAAACCACAAGGTCCCCCGCCCAAATTCCACCTGTCTTTTTATTCACACCTTCCCAAGGGTAGTCCGCTAGAGGTTCAGGCGGGTCCTCAAAAATCAACTTTTTAAGTGAGTATAAGTTAATAATCTTTTCAGGGGAATACGGTTGAGCAGCATAAAATTCTTCTGCAAATAACTGCCTCTCCTTGTTAATCAAATATTCACATGGGTCTTTATATTTAGTTAATTCAACTACTCGAATCTTACGCGGAAATACAGCGCCTAGAAGAGGGACGATAGACCGACAAGACTCATCATTGTCAGGTATGAGAATAATTCTATCAAATTTAGACAGCCAAGAATACTCGTTCCTAAATTGTCCTTGAGCGGCTTGGTCCCCATTAGAAACACTGACTGTTGGCACACCTACCATTTGGTGAACAGCCATAGCGTCCATCTCTCCAAAAGTCACTGCAATCTCGTTTAGAACATTAGCGTTAAACAGATTCTGCCCAAAGAAACCCGCCATGCTAACACTAGTGCTATCAGCTTTATACCAAGCTCCTTTACGGTCTACAGCAGTACGTACTTTTTGACATATTAAAGTGTTGTCAACGCTAGAATAATAAGGAAATACCAGTCCTTTCCCGCGAGTAGAGAGGTTGTCGGCCATACGTTGTTCAATAACTTTCCTATTTCTGGTTAAAGCAACATCCTCAGCAACACTAACTCCGTAATATTCTAGAGTTTCAGCAGTTAATCCTCTATAACCCCAAGGGTCATCAGAATTATCTAAGTCCTCGTACTTACCTGTATTTAGTAAGCCAATAGACTCCATTCTAGGTTCAGAAGGTTGCTTTTGAATACCTTTAGGGTTCATAATTTCCTCTTCATAGTTGTCAGCGTCTTCAATTCTTATATTATTGGGGTGGTCAGCGTGATTACCGCTCATACACCGAAACATGAAAAAAGGTTCCCCGGATTTCTCGTCTATGTTTTGATAGATAGCTCCCGCATCAGAACTATCACATAAAGGACAGGATAGGTTAGTATATTTACTTGGCATTATGATTTCCTCGCTATTTTAGTCCACAATTTATTACATCTCTTATGGTAATAATCTAAAAGAAACTCTTCGTATTCATCTAGAGTACCTTTTTCGAGTAACTTCATATATTCTTGTTCGAGGAGCATAGCCTCAATTTCTATAGGTTTATTCGTATTCTCTTTTATTCTTTTTGGTAATTTAAATTTTTTATCCATTAGCACTTTCTCTATCAACTAGTTGGTGAATGTTCTCTAAAAGCTCAATCCTTAAAGCTTCCGCTTCAGAAAAGAAAATTTCATAGCCAGCCCCATCTAATTTTGTGTAGCGACATGTAAAGCCCCGGCCAAGAAAAGAATTTAAATCGTTTTCTACGGACAACCCATCCGCATTAAGAATACGTCTTGAATCTTGGTCGGTAATCTCCTCTTCAGAAAGAGCATTTCTGAAAGCTTCATGTATAGCAGCTACATTAAAACCACGGACAAAGACAGGGGCCGCTCTATCCTCATTTAATTCTGCGAATACGATTCTGTTATCATCTAAAGCTGCAGAGACAGAAGGGGGGTCTTCAAGATTATCAAGATGCATAAGGCTCGAAAGATAATCAGAAGAAGTTATTTCCTCTGTTGTAGGAAAAAGTATAGGTTGACTAGATACTGGGGGGCTTGCCGTGTCCGAACCACTACTTTGATTTCTAATGCGGTCCCCTACTACAGTTTCTTCTAACTGAGGATTCCAAGGCATATCAAAGAATAAATCCCCTTGTCCTTTACCAAATTTATACCCTTTTTTAAGATATTTTTGTATTCTCCAAAATCTATTTTCTAAATTAGAACCTTCTACAGAGTTCAACACCCCTTCAGTCCAGAATAGTTTCTTCTTTTCATGGTGTATAGCACTATTTTTCGGGTAAATTAACAGGTCTTTAATAAGAGCAAAACAACAACATGTAAAATCAAAACCCCCAAATAACTCATCTAAACTAGAAGCTGTATTAAAAGGAATAATTTGAATAGCTGGTTGCCCTTCCGATGAAATAGTAGGAACATTTCTAGGAGTTGAAAACTCTACACTGATTCTACTATTTTCAGATTTTATAAAATTATATATTCGGTGGGCTATACCCCATTTAATATCCTCAGATTGCCCAAGAACATATACATCTATATCATCGTAATTTGACCCGTTATATAAATGTCTAGCCGCCCCACCAGCAATTATTATATTGTCTGTAGGAGAAGCCTCCGTCTTCATATAGAGGTTTAAAGATTTACTTAAAGGGGATTGGTCGAATAATTGATGTGGGTTAACTTTTTTAGTTACTAACTCCATTTTGGCCCTCACTTATTTGTGTTGTTCGTGTATCTATACCGATACTTCTTTCTTCATACGTTACTAGGAACACTATACACGCTAGGCCATGCCATAGATGCGAGTATTGGGATTCTTCATCTAAGCTCCCGAAAAGAAAGGATTTAGATGTAGGTCCTTTACCACCCCACCAGCACCAGAGATGTCTCATACTAGCAGCGAATACCCTCCCCCAGTCCATTCCTCTTTCCCAGTTCCGTTCTTCATATTTTTTAGCTCCCAGAGTTAAGATAGTAGCTAAAGCAAACATAGCCTCCGGGGGTATTAAATCCATTCGAGGCTTACCCTCATCGTGTTTTACACCTTTATTATCTATCAATGTTTAAACTTCCTTTACACCAAAGAATTTATGATTATGTATTCTAACAAGTACAATATACTTTCTTTTCCAAGAAGTCAACGTTTTTTTACTAACTTTATTAGGATTTAGGTAGAATAAAGCCCCTTTAGTGTTGTCTTTGCTTTTTCCTAGATATACTAAAGCAGCCGAAGTCATAGAGTTATCCCATAATTTCCCTTCAAAATTATTGTAATTGGTTCTTTTGTTAAATCCAGTGAATTGGCGTTTCTGTTTAACAACTTCACATATAGTATTTGGGAATTTTGGGGAGTTAACCCGATTCATAACAACATGAGCTACCGCTTCTTGCCCTTTTAAAGGCTCTCCACGGGCTTCATGATAGACTACCTTAGCTAGACACTCTAATTGTTTTTCATCGGCCTGTACGGGGCTAGAAATGGAAAGTAGACTAGCTAGAATCAGTACCTTTAATAGAGACAACATTTAATTTATTCCTTTTCTTTTTCTGGATGTCATTATATTTAATCTCTAGGTCAATAAATTTATTAAAAATCTTATCGCTAAAAGAACACCCTTTTTCATACTTTTCTTTTAAAAGAAGGTAACGTTTCTCTATATATTGTTCTCGTCTATTTTTAAGTACTTGGAACATTTAAAATACTTTCCCGCCAGCCTTCTTTCTGTTTTCCGGTTTATGGTCAGAACGGGTTTTATTATACTCTAATTTATCCACAATAGCACCCGCTAAATCTAACTCAAGACCGCCACAGAGGTCAGCAATCCTAATAACAGCGTCAGCAAGCTCAACTTCTAAGCCAGAACGATGTGGTAGTTTATCATCCTTTAGATTGCCTTTTCTAACTGCTTCAGCAGCTTCTACAATCTCAGATATCTGTAATAGAAGGGGCCAAGCAATTCCTAGACTACCTTCATATGTTGTCGGGTCTAGGTTTCTTTTAGACCCATCAGGGTTTTTCCACCAGCCCCCTGCTTCTGCACTTAAATAACATTCATTAACTAGAATATTAATAGATTCTTTAAGGTTATTGTTCATGTGCATTATCTCCTAAATTTTCTAACCTGTATTTCTCTTCTTTAATAATTTTTTGTAACCAGTCAATTAAGTGGTATTTGGCTTCTTCATAGGACCAAAATTTTTTCTCAAACAAATCTCTTGGCAACTCATTTATGTACCCATGATGTTCTATCCTATAGTAAGGACTATCTCCGTAAGAATAGACATGATTTATATAGAAATGACAATCCCTGTCTTTATGGTGGTCTGAACGTATTAAACTCAAATATTCTTTTATTAAACTAGATATTTTCATAGTTTTTACTCTTCCTTCAGTTCATACAAAGATGTTTGTGTTTTAAACACAACTCGTTTCGGTTCTACAGAAACAATTTCTTTAATCTCGGAAGTTACATGGTAAGCTGTTAAGGAACTTAACATCAGTTGGTAGCCAACTTTTACCTCTCCAACAGAACTTATTTGTTTCTGGCCCTCCTCAGGTCTTTTCCAATGAAAAAGCTTAGGTAAAGGGGCGCGTGTAGTGTGCCCAGATGGAACCATTGAGATTTCATCTTTTTCAATTTCAAGTTTCTTTAATACGAACATTAACTTTTCCTTCCATGATGACATTCTTTAGGTGTTTGTATTTGTTCCATTTCGAGCCAAAGTTCACACCAATTATATGGCCTCATCTCTGGATGGGTATCAATACCTACATCCATTGAACGAGTACCTTCTAGCTCTTTAACAGGCGCTCCATGTACGTGTCCATAGAAATGATATGAACCGTGGAACTTAGTATCCCAATTAACGATGGGGAAATGGAATAACACAACTTTACGGTTGTGTAAATTCTTTAAGAATAAATAATCCTGCACCGAAGCTAATTCTCGGCCATATTCTTCTATATATTTACTATAGTCGTGATTACCTCTTATTAGATGAATCTCTCCATTTAATTGAGCTACCCATTTTTTAGAATCTTTCGGTTTCCCGAAAGCAACATCCCCTAAATGATAAACAGTATCTTTAACACTTACTACGCTATTCCAGTTATCAACAATCGCTTGATTCATAGCTTCCACTGCGTCACTATCATCAGTGGGGCAGATGAAGTTATCCTTGCGATTAGGATTGTACTTCAGTATATTTCTGTGGTTAAAATGTGTGTCGGCAGTAAACCATGTTTCAGCCATTTTAATCTCCTTCTTCAGCTAGAAGTGCTGCACGAATTATAGGTACGTGAACATCTAAAGCTATTTGTCTTTCTTCACAGGCCCAATCCTCTGTTACATATGGGTGAGAAGTGTTTGATGCCCCGGCCCCCCAAAACTCATGTCCCGTATGTGCTTTTTGTTAAAATCTTCCCATTCGTGGATGTGGCCAAAAATAATTAAGTTAAGCATATTTTTCAAAAACAATATCATCACTCACCTACCAATTCTTTAAGTGTGGAAGGGGCTGCGGATATTGCTTCTTTATAAGCGCATTCACCAATATAATTCCTTGCTGCTCGAAACATTTCCGGTGTGGTAAATACGCAAGGAGCGCTCTTACACTCCCCCGCCAGTTCCTTGCGTATGAGCGTTGCAAGGTGTTGGGCGGCTTTGTAAATATCGGGGTTATGATGATATATAACACCCTCATCATAACCTTCGTGATTAATAGCCGCTTCCAGCTTATCCAAATAATCTTGCATCTTTAATAATCCTTTCGTACGTCGTCAAACGTTAAATAACTTATCCCTAAGCAGAGAGCTAACAAAAACACCCCTGTAAACATATTTTCTTCGTTTATCAACCCTAATATGCATAATGCACCGCCTAACCCTACGCCGAAACAAACACGAGAGAGAGCTTTGTCATAATCACTGCGCTCAATATCCGGCGGGTTTATATGCTCAACATCCAGCTTATTTATACGTTCAGGGAATTTTATATCATTGTCCATATCTCTTTAATCCTTTCTTGCCTCTCGGTGTTACCTTTTATCGTCAAAGGCGCGTATGTTGTCTAAAGGCAACCATCTTTCATTGTGTAAAACCATACAACCTGATAAAAGCCCGTATCTATACCCAGAAAAAGAAATGGTTTTCTGTCTGCACGATATTTTATCTAGGTTATGAGCAATAAATCCTACCCCCACACAAAGGATGATAACCCCTCCTGTTACAATTAAAAAATCTCTCATTTTCTTTCTCCTTCGTTGTGTCTCTCGGTTTATGACGACCTGACAATTCCACTACCCCCGCACTGGCTGCAATTACAAGATGGAGCGCCCCATTGTGAGTTTAATTCTCCGCTTCCTCCGCAATAATGACATTCTTCAAACATCTTACTTCTCCTTTGTTGTGCCTCTCGACGTTAAAATTATTCAATAAACTTTAATTGGTATTTCACACCATCAACCTCTACGATTTTACCCTCACATGTTTGAGGTTCTTTTTGTACAATCACTAACTCGCCAAAGCAAATTTCACCTTCAATCAATTCCTCACAGCGAATTTGTGTTTCTTCTGGAGTGGGCCTTCTCCAACCCACAAGGCCAGCAAAAATGCGTGACTTGCTAGAAAGGGTTCTACATACAATTTGCAATCCTGCCTTGAGGCCCAATCCTGCCTCGATGCCCTCTCCTGCCTTGATGCCCTCTCCTGCCTCGATGCCCCATCCAGCTTTGATGCCCAATCTTGCCTCGATGCCCCATCCTGCCTCGATGCCCACTCCTGCCTCGATGCCCCATCCTGCTTCGATGCCCTCTCCTGCCTTGATGCCCAACCCCGCCTCGATGCCCCATCCTGCCTCGATGCCCAATCCTGCCTCGATGCCCCATCCAGCTTTGATGCCGTATCTAGCTTCAAGGCCACTTCCAGCTTTGAATACTATGGAACCAGTAGCCCCTAAACTTTTAAATTTTACCTGACCTAAATTTTCCTCAGCCTCAATATGTCCTGAAAAATTGGTTAAGTCAATTCCCCCCGCATAATTATTAACTTCGTCTAAATCTTTTTTAGTTATTACATAAGTTTCCATGTTCATTTTCCTTATCCATTTAAAAATTCCCTAACATAACTTATACGACCTTGTTCATCTAAAGTCAAGAACTTTTCTTTGTCTTCTTTAAGTTTATCGAGGAGAGGGTAAAACTCTTCATCCATTTTCTCTTTAAGAACGTCTTGGTCTAGCCATGTTTCAAACTTCTCGTCTTTCATTCGGCCTAAAAACTTAGCTGCCAAGTAATAAGGAGTTTTAAGTTTTAAAGTTGTATCTTCCCCATGAATTACAAACCCTTCATGTTTCTGTTCTGGTAAACTTTTAACAATATCACCGAATTTACCAGTAAACCATTCTGGTCTTTTAACCCCAAGACCTTCTGCCATCTCATCTAAGAACTTCTGGTCTTTGGTTTCTTCTCCATCCCAAAGAACCTCACGCCCTTCTAAAAGATAAAGACCTTGTTCTTCTGGAATAATGTGGGGGTCATCAGGATGTACAACCTCGAATAGCCACGTCATAAGAACACCAGAATTAAAGAAGAAATTACGAAGATTCATAGCAAGGTCTTCACTTACATATTCGAGTCCCTTAGAAATAAACTCTGAGTCCAATGAGCCTGTTGTAGAAGGGAGAACTCTATCTACTTCAGGAACATAAGTAAGAGCAAGCATAAACCCGTTAACTTTACGTACTGCCGTTACCTCTTCACTATCATCAATAGTAGTTCCGTTCTCGTTATAATTATAAATTTTCTTAAAAGGCATTACAATAGGGGTGTAGTCTTCAGCTACTACCGTCCCTCGCATCTCTTCTAGAAAACTATCCCAGAGAGCGTCATAGAAAACTTTTCTCTTATATTTTAAAAGATAGAGACCTTCATACTTTTCCCATTCTTTCTTTTGGACTAGATTAGAATTTTCTACATACTCTTTAACCGTATTATTATTGAGCACAGGATTTTCTTTCAACTTATTTATTTTATATTCTGATAAACTCTCAGCCTCTGCTGGGGCTACGACTTCACTTTCCCAATTAACCATTCTGTTTTTCTCCTTCGAATCCTACATATTTTGGTTTTATAATTTCTTTAAGCGGCATTAGAATCATTTCACTTGTATTATCATCCCCGCCTAACCTAACTGTATCAGGGCGATTATCTTTATAGTATCTTGTCATGCCCCGTAAAACATTAGTGGGGAAAACTAGATAACAATAGGGGCGGTCACCAACCATTAAGGCTTGCGCCCAATGGTCGGCTTCCGTCACATTAATACCGCTTGGCTTACCACGGGACCAGTATTCCACAGCAATATTACCAGTACGCATCCAATGATTTCGTTCTGCTTTTACCTCAATTTTGCCTTGTAAAGCTTTCAGCAATTCGTCTTCGACATGCTGCCCATATTTTAGGTCTATATCAAAACGAGAATCATGGTTTTTCACTGTTCCTCACTCCCTAACTAGTATCGGTGTAAAACAGGAAGATAATTCTTTTTCTCCCAGTTACCTGTTTCTATTTGTTTTCTTGTAGATTTTATAGAGCGGTCAGTCCATACATAAATAAACGACTCTCCGTATTTTGTCAAGACTTTTTTCCGGTCATACATATTGAAGG